GAGAGGGTTTCCATATTTTTAACATTTTCACAACCTTTTCCCTCTCCAAAAAACTCATTATAAACTCAAACAAAGTCAAGAAAGGGAGCAAATGCTCCCTTCAAAATCATAATATCATCTCCATACCCCCCCCACAACAAGGGGAACTTTTTTTATTTCTTTCTTACTTACATACAAAAAAAAATGTCATTCCGCAAAATCACAGAGTATCCCTACTTTTCATAACAATGTTATACCACCCAAAAAACTTAAATACCACAAAAAATAAAACAAATAAACAAGAAAGCACAACACAATTCCATAAAAAAAAGTTACTCGCTTTCTTAATTATGAATTTGATAAATTGGAATAACAAAATTTCAACCTTTCTTTTTTTCTTTTTTTCAATATAGTAATACAAAAATCAATTATTATCATACCATGTGTAACATATTTTTGACATTTTAGGTACTTTTCACTTTACTTACACCTATATATAAATATATTTTTTTAAAAGTTTTTAGGGGGAGGTAAAAGAAAAAAGTCCCATCCTATACTGTCCCACATAGTAACACTTTTTATCATTTTATATCACAAAAATAAAAATACAAAATTTTTTTTAAAAAAATTTTTTTCAAAAAGTAAATTTTTATATATTAGAATGTCAAATATATTATCATCAAAATATATTAAGGAGGTCAAAATTTTGATAAATATCGAAGAACTAAAAAAACAAGAATTTAATGAATTAGCAAAAGCAAGAGAAATTGATTGTCCTGATAAAAATCATATCGTTTTCTCTCGTTTTTATGAATTATCCAAAAAATATAAAAACACTGCTTATATCAAGTATGTGATAAAAAACAAATTTAAAAATAGAATGAAAATAATTAAAAACAAAACAAATGAATTACAAAATGATATTGATTTTTATAATGAGATGGTAAATAAAAAAGAAACTTTAGAAAGTTTAGGTGAAGAATTTAAAATGACAAGAGAACAAAAAAAAAGATTTCAACAAATTGATATCAACTCTTGTGAGGTAGAAATTGATAAATTAGCTAAAGAAAATGCTATCATCGAAAAATGGATGAAGATTATCATAAAAAATAAAGAAAATCTTGTATCAGAAACTGGTTTAGCAAAAGATGAAAATAATTTATTTTCAGAAATTATTACAGAATTTTTTAATATATATAAAACAACTGTAAATATTAGACCAGTTGGACAGTTAAAAGCTAATATATTCACTTATACATTAAAAAATGAAGAAATTTTATCTAAACTTGCAGATGAATTAAGTAAACAAATTGGCTTATGTATTGAAGGTGGTACTGGAGAATATTTTTATAGCGATGGAGATGGTAAATTTATCCCATTTACAAAAGAAAATAATATGCATATTTTAAAATATATTCATGAAGGAATCACATTCAATAGTCCAAAAGGAATAAAAGGTGGATATACTCTCAATATTGATGATATATTTGAAAAAGTCCCTAAATGGACAAATGTAATTAGATATAAAAACCCCGAACTTGTTGGCTTTAATAATTGCTTTTTTGATATCACAAAAGAACAAACACTTAAATTAGAACCAAAAATTCCATTGCTACCACTAAGAACAATATTAACAGAACTCTATCTTGATGAAGAAATAGATGGAGGAGCATTAGAAGATATATTCAACCAATGTTTCACCGAAGAAGATAAAAATGACTTGCTTGCTTACATAGGATGTTGCTTATATGATAAAGGATACACTCAAAGACAAGAAAGTATCTTTTTAATTAGTATAGGTGGGATAGGAAAAACAACATTTATTAACGCAATAACAAGTATTTTCTATAACACTCAAACACAAGGAGTAAAAAAATTAGATGACGCTAAATTTGGATTATCACCATTTGCAGAAGCAGATTGTATCATTATGGATGAGATACAAAATGCAACAGATAGTTTTCCAGAACACTTAAAAACAATATCAACTGGTGCAAATTTACCAGTAGAAAAGAAAAATAAAGACACAATAAATATTCCTGCTGAAATTGTACCAAGATGCTGGTTTGTAGGTAATAAATTCCCTAAAAAAATATATGATGCAATAGCAGGAGAAGGAGTATCAAGAAGAATCATTCCAATTATTCCAATAAAATCTTTTATTGACTGTGGACATAAAGAATCAGAATTATTTACTGATGATTGCAAACGATGGTTAGTTCAACAAGCAACTAAAAAATATATTGAATTAGAGTTAAATAAAAAATCAAAATCATTTTCGCCAAAAACAAATGAAGAAAAAATGCATAAAATTCATATGTGTACATTCCCAGAAGAATATTTCTTAAAACAACATTTTGATGTATCATACCACGGCAGATATATTGATATGGGAGATGATAATTTAATTCTTGAAGATGTACAAGAATTTGTTTACGATAAAATATCTGAAAAAATGTTAGAAGCCACAATTAGAAAAGATAATTCACAAACTTTTTCTATTGCAGTTAAAAATGCTTTTGACATCAATCAATCAAGTTATATTGTATACAGTAGATTACCTGATGGTAAAAATCATATGAATGGATTAGTACCAAAAAGTAAAGAAGCAATTGAATATTTTGAAAACTTATATGGTGAAAAAATATGGAGCGAAAGAGAGAAAAATTAATTTCTTTCTTTCTTACGGTGATAAAAATGTGTTTGCACAAAGAACGATTTACATATGAACAAGTAGCAAAAGATTCTATACGAGTATTTGATAACGGCAAAAAAATGCATCCAATCGGTGGTGTAATACAAACTCTCAATGAATTAGACAAGAAACATAAACAAATGATGTCCTACATCCAATATACTTGCAAAAATGATTGCTTGCATTGTTGCTTAAATGAACACAGTTGTGATAAATTTAAAAGGACGTGGTAAAAATGACGATAACAACCCACCCATACTACCTATTCCACACCCCAATCCAAACAACAAAACCAAACCTATCCCCAACTCTCACAGTCCTTTCAATCTTGCTTGCTTTCTTGCTTGCAGGATTTCTTTACAGGAGGCAAAACCAATGGTTATAGTACCACCAATATTTAGACCAACAGGAGCATTTGTAGGTCATGATGCGACCTTCTATACTCTCGAAATCATATCGATAGGTTTATGTATCATAATGATAATACTATGTATTAAAGGTATACTAATATGCCGAGAAATAGAAAAAATATATGATGATATGGAGGAAATACTGAATGAAGATAAGCCAGAAATATAAAAAAATTACTTTTTGGAAAATCAAACATGATTATAAAACAGTAAAAGAACTTGAAAACATGTGTTCGCAGCCGAAAATGAGGTGGTAACAAATGACTAGTTTATGTGATGCTTGTAAAAATGGATATAAAATAGGGGGTACTGGATATTCTACACAATATCATTGTTGTAAAAAAAAGGTAGCCGTATTTGCACATTGGGGTGATTGTGATGACTATGAATCTAAAAGAAGTGGTAATTGATGACATTAGTTACAATATATGATGTAAATGCAAAAACAAAAAATAGAAAAGGAGGTAGTAACTGATGACTGAAAGATATACGAAAGCAGGTGAAACAATCAGAGACGAATATACTGAAAGACATTATTCATTAGAGGAAGTGCCATGTCTCTTAAATCGATTGTATTATACATCGATGGTTACAAGGAAAGATGTTGAGCATTCTATTGAATTAAAAGCGGTTAATAGACATTTACGAATTGAAAATCGTGTATTAACCTTAAAATTACAACAATTGGCTTGGAGAGGAATGGTGGATATTTCTGAAATTGAAAAAGAAGTTGCAGAATTGTGTAATGACCCAAACGAATTGTCAGACTATATTCACAAGTATGAAAAAGAAAATTTTGAGTTAAAGCAGAAATTAAAAGCATTAGGAAAATATAATGATGATGTTTTAAGGTGATGTGGAATGACTGGAAAACCATTTAAAAAAGGAGATTTTGATGAGGATTGTCCGAGATTTATTCCCTTTAAAAGGAAAGATGTGAGTTATAATTTATTTGATATTGTTGATACTGAAAAATTAGATTATGTTGGTTTTATTAACCCATATTCTAATATAAGAGAATGCAATAGAGATTGTAATATAATGAATGTTATAGATTATCTTTTAAAGGAGTTAAAAGAATGATTGAATATATCGTGCTGTTATTAATTATGATTAATATTGGAGTATGGGGAGTTCTTTCTTGTTTATGGAGGAATTTAGAATGATTGAAAAAGGAAAAACTTGCTATTCCTGTGAGTACTTTAAATTACAGGGCGATTTTTATCATTCTGTTGAACATTGTGTTCTTCATAATATTATTCAAAAATCAGCTACTGATTATATAGAAGTATGTTCTGATTGGAAAAAGAAAACAAAATTCAGTGGAGTGTATAAGGTAATAGGTGTATTGAAAGGAAGGTGGAATTAGATGACTGAAGATTTTAAAATATTAGGAAAGTTTAAAGGAGATAATATGCAATTTATGAAATTTGATATTGAATTACATTCATTACTTCGTAAATATAACATCATCTGGAAAGAAATTAATTATGTTGAAGAACAATTCACAGAAGAGGAATTAAAAAGATGAGGAAGTGGTTTGGTGACTAAACGATATAAAATCTTTCAAGTGAATCCTACGCAATATATCATAGAAGATGAAAATCATGAATGGTTAATGGTAACAGAGAATACTAAATATCTTAAAAAAGTTTGTGAAATATTAAATGAGCAATATGAAGAGATAGTGGATTTAAAATGTCACAACGAAGATTTAGTGCAGGATAATATGTATCTTGAGGACAGAGTCGCAAATCAACATTATAAAATGAAAAAACTAAAGAAAGAAGTTTTGAAATTAAAATATTTCATCAGTACATATTGTGCAGAATGGGAGTGTGATGAATGTCCATTACGTGATGAAGATTGTGTAATAGAAATGGAGGTTGAATAATGGTGTTTATGGATAATATGGGTAACAAACTTTATATCCTCAGTGCGTATCGATTTTATGATGATAATTATATTTTGATGATATCACAAGATTACTCTAAAATAAAAAAACAATTTGATAAAATAGAAAAGAAAAAAGGATATGGCTACATCATTGAAGAGTATGATTTGGACACAACTTACAAAATGATGGATGAACACATCAGAACATTGGCAAATGTTGAAATAGATTACGATAATACAAGAAGAGATTTAATGGTGGGATAAAATGGGTTTAGATATATTTTCAGATGATGAAAAAATGAATTATTATTCAGGCTATATTACTTTCGCTCATATTAGAGGATTATTCGCAGCACATTACGATAAATCATTATATCGTGAATATGTACTAATGAATCCAATACCTCTTGACAATGTAGGTGATTTAGCAATAATACTTGAACATTCCGATTGCGATGGCAAACTCACATCACAAGAATGTCAAAAATTGCTTCCTTGCTTGCTTATAGACGAAGAATTAATAAAATCAGTCGCAAATGGTGACAAAACAGATTGGTTTATCAAAAAAATGTACGAATTTAGAGATATCGTACAGTATTGTGCCGAAAATTCACAGGTAGAATTAATATTTGGATAGGATAATATGAAAATAGTTGCAAAAAAACTTGAATCTCCAGATTTTTGTTCAAAAGATATCAATTTTGTTAATAGAGTTTATGAAGATTTATTTTATCAATTAAATGAAGTCTTTGGTAAATTAAAAGCTGATATGATACGTGAAATGACAGAAAAAGGTGATGTCACAATCGAAGAAGCAGAAAATTTTATAGATAGATATATGTATCCAGATATTGATATTGAAGACACTTTAAATGGATTACCATTTCGATTGATGTGTAGTTATAAATTTAGAGATATTGAGGAGGTGTTTTAATAACTAGATTATTAACAGTAGATAGTTGTCATGAATGTATTTTTAGTATTTATGATGATTTGTTAAAAATCGCAGGGTGTAGGAAAACAAATGAATTTGCTACTATTGAAAATTTATTTAAGCAATGTCCTTTGCCTAAATTAGAGGAGATGGTAAATAATGACTAAACAATGTTGTGGTACTTGTAAATTTGCAAAAGAATCTAATAAAGAAGATTTCATGTTTTGTGACATTATTGGTCATGTAAAAAAAGACTGGGGTACTATGTGTAAAGCATATATTACTAAAAAAGATAAAAAATTGGAAGGTAAATGTTGTGAAAATTGTAAACATTATACTTCAAATGACGTTCATACCAAACTTCTTTGGCAAGATATGGTTCTTGGAAATTGTGATATAGATGAAAGCACAACTTCAAACACTTACTGTTGTGATAATTTTCAATGTAAATATGATTGGATAGTAAAAATAGGAGTTGGTGATTTATGAGTGATAGATTCAAAGCAAAAGAAGACCCACCACATGCAGTAATTGATGACACCAAAACAGACAGAAGATACTACGACGATGACATGTGGTATCTTGCTGACTTTCTTAATTCCTTAGATGATGACATACAACATTGGAAACTCGGATTCTTTACAATGATACACGAATACAACGAAATGGATGAAATGTTAGAAGAATTCGGAGAAAAACATTATCATGATATGACAGAAGAACAACAAAAAGATTTCAACAAATTAGTCAAAGAAATAACATTTAATGATACTAAAGTAAAACTGATAAAAGAAATGAAAGAAGGTGATTGATATGGAGCGACACATCTACGTAGATGGTTCATGTTGCCATCAAAAACACAAAGGTTCATGGGCAGTAGTAGATGAAGAAAATGAATACAGTGGAACTCTCGAAAAACTAGATTTAGATAGCGAATATTGCGAATTATTTGCTATCTATCAAGCTTTATTGCTTTCAAGATTTGATACAAGCAGAATTGTTATCCATAGCGACAATTGTGCTGTAGTAAATCTGAACAAATCAATGCCTGATTTCTATAAGAGAGTTAAAAAGCAAGGTAAAAAGCAATTAAAAAATAGACATTTGCTTGATGAAGTATATCGGACATATAATTCCGTCCACAATGTACAAATCAAACAAATAAATAGAAGAAACAATAAGCGAGCAGATAGGCTTGCAAAAAGAACACTAAAAAATTATATGAGGAAATAAAATGGAAAAACTTCCAAGACCATTCTATCAAATGGATATTATTAATGGTAATGAGCTTAAGAAAGATTATACAGGAGGATATTTTTGGGTAGATGAAGATGATTTAGTAAATCCATATCATTATTGTTCAAATGGTTGCAAATACTATTATAGACGTTTATGTGCCCGAAAAAATTATGAAGCCACTTGTCCTTGGTGTGCATTAACAGATGAGGATGTTGGCTTTCTTATGCGTAATGGAGACCTTGGAGGTTGCAGAGATTACGAATATGGTACATTGCCAGAGTTATATCATGATGATGATAAAAACTGTAAGTTATGTATCGAGTTTAATGATATAAATATGCAATGTGCAAGGAAAATATTTGTTGAAGATGGGACGAAAGTTTGTAAATTATTTAAAGGACACATGGAGGAATAATATGATAACAGATTTTATAGATACAGAAACAAAACGATACAAATTAGAAAAAGCAATATGTAAACGCATCCGAGAAAATTGTTTAGATAAAAATGTAGGTTTTACTTACTTTAATTATGACTATCTTGATGACTTGCTCACTATCGAGCTTGTACCATATGTAGATGGTGATAAATGCAGAGATAGTATACGTAGAATTAACGAATTTTTTGAAGCTGATGCGAAGGTGATATATCACATCAATGGTTCAATTATATTGGAATATAAATTAATGAGATAACTTTATATACCAATAATTCTATATTTTATAGTAGAGGTGATATTTTGAAACATGAAGCAGTAGAAGCAATATTAACAAACTTAAATATGGATGATGTTAAATATCTTTGTTTCTTGACAACGATGGATAACAAATTATTCAATAGATTTGAATACTCACGATATAAGAATTCTTGCGATGATTATGGATACAAACGTGATAAAAAATTGTTTGATTCAATACATTGGACATCAATGTTTGTTCGTATCAGAATAAGATGCACATTTGAATATATCGATATCGATAAAATAGTAGCAATAGAATACAAATTGTTTGAGGAGGATGAATAAATGGTAGTAGAAGTACACGACAGAGGCAAATTTATCAGGATAAATGACATAGACTGCGATAAAAACACCCCCGAAAAAATTAATTTCATAATGACTTGCTTTCCTGCTTTCAGTGTTATAGACTGGGAAGTTATTGTATACGACAGAGCCAAAGATTTCCTTGATGAAGAAGAACTCGGATATGCTCGTGGATATCTAGCAGAAGCATCTGACAACTGGGAATACGCATTAAAAAACTTCCTTGAAAAATATGATGATAAAGTTATAGAAATCGAGATATTAGGATACATAAGAGGCTAAAAATGGACGTTTTATTCTGGTTAATAATTTCATTATTAACCAATTTGATATTATTTTATTTAGCAGTTACTTTCTTGGCTGCTTTAATACTTGTGGCTGTAAAATTACATATGGAGGATTCAGATGATATCGTTGGAAAAAATAGATGATAATTTTTATCGATTATGTGATGATAATGCAGATAGAAATCTTCATAACAGAGTTAATGGTATATTAGACCAATATAGTCATGTTATATTATGTGATTGGTCAATAAAATACGGTGAAGAAGAATTATTACGCATGGGAGATAAAGATGTCACTGATGATACGAGGCTTCTTTGGATTGATGAAAAAGTATCATCATATATAGGTAGACAACCAAAAGGTGTGTGTTTTGAGTTATTATACAGAGGAAAACCAATAACACCAAACAAACATCTTACAACAGGATTTGAATGGGATGATTAAATGTATTATTATCAAATAGGATATCAAGACTGGGATTCATTCGAGGAAATGACATTTGCATCACAAACTCAATACACAAAAGAAGAATTCGACAAACTTGTGGATGGAGCATACGAAGCTATGTATCAACATATATATAAAACATCAGTAACCCCACGATGTTTAGAGAATGTTGAATTATCAGACATCTTCGACGAAACATTAGACGAACGTGACAAAGTCTTTCTTAATTACTTGCTTGAAAATAGTGATTTAGAATTAATTAAGCCTGATATTTGTTACAATTGTGACCGGTCTCCGCAATTTGATAAATCAAAACTTAAAAATTGTAAAGAAAACTGTTGGAGAGCGGATGATAATAGATATCAATTTGGTAGATGTTGCTTTAGAAGTAGAGCTATATCAGCAGGTGAAAAAACAATTGAGGCAAGGAAAAACTTATTAAAAACATATGAAAAAATAGGTGATTTAAAGCAGGCTAAATATGTTGAAAAAGATATTGAATTTTTAAAACATAGAATGAAATATGTTAAAAAAGGAGAGGATGAAAATATTAGAATGTCCTGATAGATTTGCTATCATATACAATAAGGATTTAGGTCGTGACGTTGTTAAGGATTTTGTATCAAAAAATGCATACAATCCGGAAGATGATGTGGATTTAAAGATATTAGTTGGAAAAATGAATGAAATGCAAGACCAAATTCATTCGATGAGAGATAGATTAATGAAAACAGCAATTATAATTGATGGATTAAATGATGATTTTTCAAAATATTATGAAATCGCATTACAATGTAATGTCGATGGAATTATAAAAAAAGAAATATAGGGTGATAACATGGCATTTAAAATCGATATGAAACCAATCAAAGGAAAAGACGTTTATGGTAAAAATTGCGTGCATGCTTACAAGCTTATTTTGGATAGCGCTTTTTCGCACAAGGAAATGGAATTTGGATATCAATATGATGAGAAATTAAGAAATATTATCAAGTTTGTTGGGCAAATGCAGGAGTATTACGAGAATAAAATAGAGGAGTTAGAAAATGGGTGATGCGTTAAATAGTTTAATTATTCAAGCATACAAGGAAAAATGCGATGAAGTAGAACTTTTGAAGAAATATATATTACATTTTCAAAACAAAGATATTAATCAAACGACAGAACACATATGTGACAAAGATTGTCCTCTTTATATGAAACATGGCTATATTCAAGATTGTATTGATAGTTGCGAGAAATTAATGTCCTGCAAAGATGTCATTACAGATACATGTAAATGCAATTTTTGCGATGTTCCTAATATTATTTTAGAAGATATTAAATGTAGACACGTTGCAGACCTTGATTGGTGGTATAACGAAGGGTATTATGAAAAAGATAAAAAATATTATAAACGTAAATTCGAAGAAGCATTGGATGAGCTGGATAAAACTTATGCAAGAATAGCTGAATTAAAACAAGTCAACAAAGAACTTGATGATGAAAATGCTTCCTTGCTTGCGAGCAAAATTGAAATGCTTGAACAAATGCAGGAATTAGAAAAGAAGTTTAATTTAGTCGGAGAATTAACAAAATATTATGGAGCAAAAAAATGTTGATTTTTGAAATAATAGAACAAGTTACAACACAAAAAGAAAATGGAGAACAAGAAGTTAAAGATGAAGTACGATTTGGCACACAGCAATATACCGCAATGCTGTTGATAAATCATTTAGGTGATATTTTAGATTTATCATGTAAAGCACAAACTTATACAAAAACAATTAGTGGAGCACATATTGCAGATATCATATCACGACTTAAAGATATTAATGAAACAGTGGATATAGAAGACCAAAGAGTAAAAATGCTTGCTTACTTTCCTCCAATATTGATTTCACCAGAAAATAGAGAAAAACTCGAGTGTTCAAATGTTATAATGTTTAGTGATGAATATTATTCAATTATTAGTGAATTACAAATTCAATTGGAACAAATAAAACAAGATAAAAGTGATACAGATTTTTATAATACACATTATATTTATACAGTAGAATGGTGATATAATGTCTTGTCGCAGTTGTAAATATCATAGTGATTTATTTAATGGATATTGCTCGCTCAAAAAGAAAGAAGCGAGGTTTGTTTATTATTGTGTTTTTTACCAACGAAAACAATATTGTGTAGACTGTAAAAAATTCGCAGAATGTTACATTAAAGATACATTGGCAAATGATTCATCGCATCCAAATTTTTGCGCTGATTATGAGCCAGTAGTAAGACCAACGTGGTATTTTCATGAAACATATAGAAACGGAAGAGATGATTATTGAACCATCAAGCATAGGTCAGGTGGCATATAGTATGAGAAAAATAGCAGTAGTAGAAAATTGTGAAGATTGTCCTTTTATGTTTAAAACAACATTATATCAATGCAAAAAAACAAGATTATTAGCAGAAAGATGGCGTGATTTATTTGCAGTATGTCCTCTGCCTGATAATTGTGATTGTGTAGTTGGTGCAGATGGAAAAAAAATTCGTGATGTATATAAACCAAATCCAGCTGGGAGGAGGAATTAAATGGATGCGAAATATTATACAACAGATGGAATAGGTAAAATTTATTTAGAGCCAAATGAATTTTTAAGACAAAGAAGTGAATATTATTATGTTTCTAGTATGGGTGCCGATGAAGGAGGATTTTGGATATGTGATTCAAGTGGAAGTGGAGTTGTGACTGTATCCGATGAAACATCTGCGAAAGAATTATGTGCTTTATTGAATTCTTATGAATCTGAAATATCAAGATTAAAAAAGCTATGGAAAATAGATAATAATCTTGTGTTAGAATATCGAGATAAACTTAAAAGTATAGAAAAAATTGGAGATGTTTTACATGAGTTATCGAGATATTGATAAAAAATATCCAAATGTTAAAGGAAGATTTAAACTTGATTTAGATAAGTATGGTATTCGTGTTTATGATACATATCAAGAATATATTGCTTTAGAAAGTGGCAATCCTCATCATGAAACCGGATTAGTGCCAATGAGCTCTGAACAGATAATTGACGTCCTAAATAAACAGGAAAAGTTCATAGGATATCTTGAACAAGAAAACTATGGTCTTTGGGGAGAAATTACATGGGCAGAAGACGAATTGGATATGCTCAGAGAATCTATCATCACAATGAAACATGTTTACGAGCTTGCTTGCTTTAAAAAAGACTTTTATGAAAGTCAACAAGCAAAAACAAAACTGGAAGCTATAAATGATATAGAACAACAATTACATCTTGTCAAATTAAGAGAGGGGTTTTGTGAGTAAAGAATTTGGATGCACTATAGAATTGCCTTGGGATATAAATCTTAAAGAGGTTCTCCCAGAACAATTTTCTGATTTAGCAGAAATAGAATGGCAATATCCAGATTTTAGTAGAATACGTGGAGAAATTCTTGATGTACGATTTTCTCCAAAATTTACAAGATTATATCCACATCCAGAGATAGAAAGATATGTTTGTATTATGGATTTATGTATACGACCAATTGAACATGATATCCGTTGTATAGAGGTTGATTTCTAATGTTGCTTGCTTCCGCAGTTACAGAAGTACCGGATTTATTTTGGCGTGATTTGGACATGATATCTTGGAAAGACTGTAGTAATCAAATAATAAACGAAGGATTCGACTGCGCAAGAAAGCAAGCCGCAAATGAATATCCACATATAGATTTAAACTCTGAATATATTGATTTATCTTGGACGAAAGAAAGAAATATTGTAAGACGCTCTGAAATTGTTACATTTGAAATACATTTTGATAAGGAAAAATATTTAAATGATAACATTAAAAATATATATAATGTTTTATTAAAAATGTTATTAAATATTTTTAATATGGTAATACCGATAAGGAACATATTTCCATTGATATCAATGTTATCAAAATTATTGGAGGGATTTAATGGTTGATGAAGATAAGAAAATAGTAGTTGAGGGGCAATATGGACACTATGACCCATTAGTTGGTTTGAATCATCTTATTGTAGTTGAAGATGACCTTATTTGGAATGAAATAGCTCCAGAATGTCAAAAAATACTTAATTGCTTTTCTGCTTTTGATAAAAATGAAAATATATGGTTATATGAGCATATGTTAACTATGCTTGAAAATTTTACAAATGGACTTATGCAAATATTAGAGGAGGAAGAAAAAAATGGATGATAAGTTTTATTGGACACAACCGGACAGATATCATCGACCATTAGTATTTTCAAAAGATAAGGAAACTAATCTCACAGCCAACGAAATTGTTGAGTTGCTTAATTTCTATCATAATGAGTTGCTTGATACCAAAGAAAAATATTTTAAAACATTAGATAAACAAATAACATCTCATTTGTTATTTTTTGAAGGATTAGAGCGATTTTATGATTTAGGAGCAATGATAAATGAAGTAAGTCAAGATGAACGCTGTCAAACGTGCAGAATGTTTATCTATGACAAATATTATCATAATTGCTTCGCTGCTTTTAAAAAATTAGTTGCTTTTGAGAAACATGATGACCCTGATTATTACGAAAAGAAAGGATGGTAATAATGTATTTGGGGCAACACAAAACATATCCATTGTGTGCAGATTGGAATGAGTTACGATTAGAAATTATAGCTCGAGCAATAGTGAGCACATGGAGCGAATTTGACCCAGCTCTTATGAGATGTGGTAAAGCGTGGATGCAATTAATGCAATATAGAATACAAGGAGGATATTGGGTGATAAAATGAGTGTAATAACAGATTTATTATCAGGCAAATGCATTGATAAAGAAAATACAAAATCAGAAGATATGATAGATTATGAAACAACAGATTTATCAGATGAAAGTGTTGGTAAGAGAAAAAATTTAGAGGATATGACAGATGCTGAATTAAAAGTCAGAGGTTATCATCGTGTTAGTTGGCGATGTGAATATTGTACAGAGAGTTATTGTCATTTTTGTGATGATGTTGAATATGATATTGTACCACTTCCTCATGTGAATTGGAGTACTGTAAAGCCCCTATGGGAAGATTAAAATGTATGAAAATTATAGAGGTTGTCCTTTTTGTGAGCATTTTAAAATTGAAGCAGGAATAGATAAAATCGATGAACATTATATTCCTGTGGTGTCTTTTATATGTGAACATGATAATGTATTTAAACCTATGATAAGATGTGAAAATTTTAAGGAGAAAAATAGTTATGTATAAAGAATATGTAATGACTGAACGAGGAGTTTATTCTCGTTCTTTGAATAAGTATATTGTTGGTGGAGAATTAATTGAATTATTAAATAAATATGAAGATTTTGCTTGCGAACATACTAAAATAGTTCCAAAAAAATGAAAATAAGAAGTTGTGAAGACTGCCCACACTTCTTTAATTATTATTTAGGTGCAGTTGAATGCGAATTAACAAGATATCAGGTTAATAGTGGATATTATGATAACAATCTTAATAATCTTGAATATCAAAGAAAAAGACTCAAAAAATTAGCGAAACAATGTCCATTGGAAAATTGGGAATAATTATATTATCAATAAAATATTTATATTATCAATAAAAAATTGCAAATATTGCAAATATGGAGGTTGAGAAATGAATTGTAAAATAGATAGATTTGTTGTGGATGACCTTGGAAATTATAATGCAGTACGAGATTTAAAAGAACATCATAATGTATTAGAAATTTCTATTAAACATGATAAAGCTTTTAATCATGCGTTTGCGAAAGCAGGTAAACAAATAATTGAAGAATATCTTCAAGGTAAAATAGAAATAAAGGATGATAGAACAATATATGAAAAATTAAAATCCAAATTGAGGGTTTGATATGAAACAATTTTTTATTTATTATCATATTTTATCTCATTGGGATGAAAATTTAATTTATGAATTTAAAATGTGTTGTGATGATGATAAAAAGTGGTTTGAATATAATTTTAAATGGTGTAAAATGGTAGAAAAACGTTTATATGAACATGTAGGATTTTTTGATGGAGTGATGCTTGATGGTTGAAACAATATCTATAGCGCCACCCAAATACCCGGAAGTGACAGAAGCAGAAATTGATATTTGCTTTTTTAATTGCTTGCGTGCAGGTGCAGCACAAAAAGAAGATTCATTAGAATTTAAAGCAGTGTTAATAGCATTTCAAAACAAAGGATATCCAGTATCACTTTGGATTGATTTAATTAATGAAGCATGTGATTATCGTGGACGTGCTATGAATTTACAAACAAAATTAGAATGGAATGAGTTGTGTATGAGAATGGTGGCTCACAATATGCCTTTTAGTTTTTATCCATATTGGGATGTTGCTAGCGATGATTACTATACAGAATATCAAAAATTATTTACTATACATTTGGATAAATTAACGGAATATAGAAGAAAAGGGTTGATAAAATGACTTGGTTATTAATGTGGCATATAAATACAGGAACACCTATATTTAGCAAAGCTGATAAAAATAGGTTAGTTTACAATTATTATTTAATTAATAAAGAAACAAAAGAAGAATTAGGACCATTTAATATGGAATGGAGCGGTCCAATTAAATTATTAACAGAATTTGGAGTCTTAAGACCAAAAAAATATGTATTTTACAATCATGAAATAGTCACTATTAAAGACTATGATGAAGATGTTTGGGATAAAGATTCCCTAAAAAAATTGGAGGAATTACATGAGCAACAAGATACATTTTGAATTAAGTGAATACTTTTTTATGAACATTATAAATGCATTAGAAGAGTATACAGAAACATTAGATGATTATGCTGATATAGCTGAAATGGTAACTCTTATTAATGTTATGCTAGACCAGTATGATAAAAATGCAGCTGAAGTCGCTGATGATATAAAAAGAACTTTTGATAATCAAATGTTCTATGATTATCTCAAGGAAGGTTGCGATAAAGAAACTAGAAAATGGGTAGATGAATGTTACAAAATGTACTGCATGAAATCGAACGACTCACAACAAGACAGCAAGCAATAATTTTTTTCTTGCTATCTTACTTGCCAATTATAATTATTATGGTGATAATATGGTACTTGTGGATTTTGATTTAAAAAAACTTTTCAATGATATATATCAAATTCCGGGTTTCTATCAATCTATAGATAATATAGATTTGGATATATACAATTTTTGCAAAAATGAATTAAATTTATATCATGCATATGACTTAATTCATTTAGCGGGATTTGAAAATCTTGAAGATGTTTTTAGATATAATTTTCATATCATAGATGGTGATGATTTATATTTTGTATATCCTGAAGAATTATATGATTGCATTGAGAAACAAATAATAGAAAAAAGAAACGAAAGAGTGAGGCTCAAATATGAGTGAGGATTATATAAACTACTGTAATTCTATGGTAGATACAGAAAAATACAAAGACAAAAGAAAAGTTACTAAAAAAAAGGTGATAGATACTAATTATTTAAATTCTATCACTTGGGATAAATATAAGAATCATCAACCTAAAGTAATAAAAAAATACAGAAAAGTAGGAGATAAATTTGTGAATGATGAAACCCATACGACAGTTATATGTCGAAATAGTGATTTAATTATGTTGTTAAAATTAATAAAGGATAAATTTGGGTATGGTCAGCTTGATTTTGAGTATTCAAAAGCATTGTTACATATATATGAAGCAATAGAGGAGGCTATGAAATGATAAGCGAAGTTGATAAAATTTTGGATGAAATTAGTTCCGAACTTGCGCAAATGACACTTTTTGAAGACAATTTTAGTCAGTTATTTGCTTACTTTTCTTATTACCCAAAACAAAATTATGTTGATGATTTTAGGCAAATCAGAGATGATTTGTTAAAAATTAGAAGAAAATTTGTATCACTTTATGGTGATTTTATATCACATGAAGGTGAACCAATGGAGCCGGAATTTGATAATTCAGATGTTCCACGATTTATTCCTTTAGTGGATGAGAATAACGATACATATGCAATTGCAGATATTCGTACAAAAATTAATTTTGGAATGTCCGAAGATTGCGTTAATGTTTTAAATAAGCTCGATAAAGAGCTTAAGGAGGCAAAAAATGAAAAATAGATTTAGAGTTATAACTAAAAAAACTGGTGGCATAGAACATACTGTTCTTGCTGTATATGATATCGAAAAAGACAAATCATATATTTGGGATAATGTTGATGATATAAAAGAATTATTCAAAGAAATTAATAATTTAGCTGAAGGTTCTTCTGAATTATTTGCTGAATTTTTAAAAAATCCTGAAGCATTTAAATACACTGATGAAGAGGGGTTGGTCGAAAAAAAGCAAGTGGAGATAAACGAGAAGAACGGGTCGATAACATACACACTACCAGCAGACCTATTCAGAACGATGCAGAAAGACCCATTGAAACCACCATACGAAATCACTTAATTGATTACTTGCTTCCTTTAAAAGCTCCATGGCGAATTAATCTCATAGACGAAATATTATATATGCCTGAAAAAGAATTACCCGAAGAACGTGGTCCTTGTTGGAATGGAAGTGATATGGATGTAGCTTTTGAATATTATACAAAACCAGAAGTTCTTGTGCTAGCTAAATATCAAGACCCAGACGAATATCAAGGAAATTTTTATATTATCTTCGAATATAAAGGTTTCATATTTTTATGGAGAGGAAGTTATGGAACTTGCGATATTTGCGATTTAATGGAAGGATGTAGTAAAGAAGAGGGATATAATGTTATTAAAGATAGTTTAACCGAAGGGAACACGTTACAATTTAGAACAGTTGAGCATGCTAAAAAATATGTCGAGGCTTGTAATAATGAAATTGGTTTAACAAAAGCCGAAAGAAAAATGTTAGATATTTGGTTCTGGTGTAATGTACCATTATCATTATTCGATGAAGCAGAAGACACTTTGTTGATACACTCCTCACGAATATATCGTGACGATTTTGTTAAACAAATGCTTGATGCAGAACTTGATGTTTCAGAACCTTTACCTATACATGAATTAGAAAATTTATGGGAGGAAAACCAAAATGAATAAAGTCAAAAAATTTATAAAGAAGAATTGTAAAATATATCAATATATCCAAAAAAAGCGCAAAGAGAACGAGGAAGATAAGGATGAGTGAAGATGTAGTTGAGATGGATATGTATCCATCTGATATCGAGGAAATTGAATATTTATTAGAACAACAAATAGTACGAGAGGATGATTATGAGGAACTTGAAAGATGGTTTTATATTAAAAAAAGACTTGAGGATGAATTGTACAAAGCCCAACATCGACAAAACGAGAAATATCGCAAATATCGAGAGGAAGATGGTCAGCTTGAGAAGTTTAAAAAATTCTTAATTAAAAAAGAAGGATATACTTCTGAAAAAGTTGATGAATTATTTAATGATTTTGGGATTTGGGCATTAGGATTGGATGATTAAAATGAATGCGGAAGAAAAATGGCAAGCAATTAAGGTTTTTGTACAAAACAAGATAGATGAAAATAATGAAATGTATCATAATACTGTTAGACTTGGTGGTCCCACTGGACCTTTACTTGGCGAAATGGAAGTATTGGAACAGATAGAAATAGAAATAATGAGATTAGACGGGGAGATAAATGAATGAAGTAGGTTTAGAGATTTTATTTGGAATTATTTTTTTATATGCATGCTGGTACGCAACTAAAAGATGATAATATTGTGGTGATGATGATGGATATATTGTATTATGCATTGCTTTTAAATTTAATCAAATATGGCTCAATGACTATAATAATGATTGCATTTATGGTCATATTTTTAAAAATGAGATGCGATTGTGATAATAATGGATAAATTCGAACGATTATACTGGATGATGATAGTATTATTGATATTAACCACTGTAATAGTGTGTTTAGATATTCTTATTTCGATAAAAATAGTATGAGGTGAGGTTTAATGAAAGAGATACAAATAAAAAGTCATGCTCCTGATGAAAAGCCGATGAAATTGGGTAAGATACGTAAATTTGATTGGGATAAAGCAGTTTCTATTATTCAACAATTAGAATTACGAGATGCGGTTGGTGCTTTAGCTGAGGATTACACATTCAGCGCTGCTAAAATATTAGAAAGCGGAGAGCCCGCTAATGCTCCATGGAGTAGATGTTTCGCTAGCGATTGGGCGACTCCCTGTTTATACGACGAAACACATGACATTGCCTATGAATGTTGGACAGAGCTAAAGGACGGAGAAGACTTTATTTTTGTAGCTGTAACCGAATGGTGGCCAGAATCGGCAAAAAGAAAATTAGAAACATTTATATAGTTTATACAAACATAAATAAAGATGAAATATAGGAGTGTGTTATCGCTAAGGAAAAAAAATTTTTAGTAATAATACTTACGGTATTATTATTAACAGGGATATTTGTTGCAATGCAAGAAGATGCAGCAAAAAAAGTTAGTAAAAAGCAAGTTAAAAAACAAGTTACTAAAAAACAAGTAACTAAAAAAAAGAAAACAAAACCCAAAATCACCTTAACAGGAAAACCAAGTTGTAAGTCTTGTTGCAAACAGTCTTATACTTGGAGAACTCGAACTTATGTTAATTACTGCCCAAATTGTAAACATTATAATTGTTTATCAAAGAACCCAAAAGGGGTTCCAGAACGGGAGTTGACTTGCAAACGATGTAGTTCGGATTTTTGTGTATGTGGACATGATAAATCCGGAGGAAAAAGACATTACACAAGTATATTAACAAGAGAGTGATTCTTGTTAATTAAATTATTTTTTTTAGGATTAAGTTATTATGTTTGAGAGATTTAAAAAATTATCTGGAATATATTGTATTACAAATTTGTGTAATAATAAAAAATACATTGGTAAAACTAAAAACATGCAAAAAAGATTTAATGAACATCATTGGGCTTTAGTTACAAATAAACATAAAAATAAACATCTTCAAAATGCATGGAATAATTATGGTGAAGATTTTTTTATTTTTCATTCATTATATATATTAGATAATTATACAGATAATTTGGCTAATAAATATGAAATTTATTTTATTAATTTATTAGAAACTTTTAATCGAAATTATGGTTATAATAAAACTTTTGGTGGGCAGGGTGGAGATACTTTTAGTTTACAGTCAGATGAGCAGAAAAATAAATATAGAAGTAAAATGTCTATAATAAAAACAGAAAAAGGAAATCATAATTGGAAAAATTATGCAAGAGTAGTAAAAGCAGGTTTTACCCCGTCAAAAAAACAAAAATATGGTGTTAAATACAATGGAAAAAGAATAGCAGTTAATATTTCGAAAGAAAAAATGGATAAATTAGCAAAAGAAATAAATGAATCAGATAAAAACATGAACTAATTAATTCCTACTTATTCTTTTACTTTTTTTTATTTTGCTTACTGTCCTACAGAAAGGTTTATATACTTCTATGGATAGATATTGTATCACTAAAAATAGAGGTGATTTTATTAATACTAAGGAAGCGTTTGACAGAATTGAAAACACTCTATCAGAACAAGGACTAATTTTAGGACGGGATTATAAAATAGAACATTGTAGTGTTCAAGATTTCTTAATTACTGTCTGTTATCAAAGACCAGTTGATGAATTAGATATAAGAGAATTATTTATAGGATTTGGTGGATTAAAAATTTTAAAATTTAAAATAGGAGTTTCATACCTACACAAAAGAATGATGATAAAATTAAGATTACCAATAACGGAGGAATATTAATGATGAAACGACATATGAGAAAAGGATTGTTTGAAAAAAAGCCTACTATTTATGATTATACTATTCCTGAATTTTTACAATGGCTTAGAAAACAGGATATATCTAAATATGTAGAGATTGTAAAAGTTCCAGTGGAAGATGAAGTGGAATCAATAACTGCTTGGGTGAATGTAGTATGTTTAATAGAAGGAGAGCCTTTTACTATTGAGGGAGCTACAGTAACTATAGGAGATGTAACTGGAATTACCGGTAATACTGGAGAATGTATGCTTTCGGGCTTACAACAACAAGATTATTATGAAGTTCTTGTATCAAAAGAAGGATATGAAAATGCTACCCAAGTAGTAAATGCTGAAAATCTGTCTGCTGTTATTATACAATTAGTACCAGTTATCACAGAGGAAGAACAAATAACAGAACAACCAGTAGTTGAAAATCCGACCGATGAAATTCAAGATTAGGTGATAATATGGCATATGAAGAGAAATTAATATTAAATATTGATAAAGCAATGAATGATTTTTTGGCTGATAATTGTAGATACGAAATTACCATTAGAGGACAAAGATTAATAATTGTTGATAAAAAACGACATAATGATATTGTTGAAATGAAGTTTGATGAAGAAAATAGGCAAGAAATTCAAGCTAAAATTGAAGGAATTTGTAAATCATTAAATGATGGTGAAATTATAATTAAATAGAGGGTCTTTATGTTAAATATGGACGAGTTGAATGATGATGAAAGAGAAATCATCGAAGAAGTAGAAAATATGTTAGTTCCTGAATTAATGACTATGATTGAGGTAGGGGAAAAAGAATATAAGGATAATATAGATAAGTTTTTACATTCCACTGATGAAGAGTATGAGGATATGATTGCTACTGTTGTGGGTAATCTTCTTACTTTAAGATATTATCATCAGATTTTAGACAAAAAAGACGTTGACAATATGAGAGTTGGAGATTTAAAAAAAGAATATGAAGAATTTGCTAAAAAGATGGAAAATGATGGTGAATAAATGAATAAAAAGGGAATTTGCGAACGATATTTTAATGGAATGAATCCAAAACATTTGATGGCATTTGAAACAGACACTCCTCAAAAAAACCATATTAAAGGATATATCTGTAAAAAACATAATTACTTTCTTGGTTCCTTGTATATAACAGAAGTTAATGGCAAAAAAACTGGTCAATTTGTTCAAGGATTCCCTAAAATTCATTATCCTGAACCTAATAATAAATATTATACTTATGAAATAGATGAATATCAAGAATGCATCTATTTATATGAAAAAATAGATGGTACAAATATTGTCTTTTATGGATTGCAAAATCATTATGGTGGGATTATTGAAATAGTCCCAAAAACAAGAAATATGCCAATAGCAGACAAAGTCTTTTTATCAATGATGAAAATTCTTGATTTAGAACCAATTGAAGATATTTTCGAAGGTAATGGAGAAAATACATCTGTTGCTGTTGAACTATACGGTATTCGTAATCAACATGAAATTTATTATTATGATACATATCTAAAAATGGTATTATTAGGTATTTATTATGATAATGATTATGGCAGAGGGTGGATTGGTTCTCGTAGATTAGATAGATATAGTTATGGTATAGAAAGACCCAAAAATTTATTTAAAATCATCAAGAATGATGATAAATTTATGCTATTGATAAATCCGGATAACTGGTTGTTACAAAAATATTATCAAAAATATTTTTATAATAGATTTACTGCAAAATTTCCTAAGTCTTTTGAAAATATAGATAATTGTTTTAATACAATTAAAGTCTTATTACAAATGATAAATGATGATTATTATAAAAAGCATAAGAGATTATTTATTGAAGGAGTTGTTGCTTTTGGTCAAAATGATGAATGTCATGATTTTTATACTAAAATAAAACCAAAAGATATTGAAGAAAAGCATCGACAAAGTGACCAAGTTAGCTCAAAATATATTAGAAAAGAAATTTATAAGTATTTTGATGAATATGGGTCACAAATTAAAGAATTATATGAAAAAGATGATAAACATTATTATAATTATGTAATAGAAAATCTTAGAGAACATTGCACAGAAGAACAAATAAATCATCCACAAACAAAGAAAAAAATTGAAAAATTATTTTTTGAAAAATGGAACGCTGTGACAATTCCTGAATCTATGCAAAAAATTTGTGAAACTATTGTTTTAGAAAATCCGGGAAGAGAAACATCTGAATTAATGTCGATATTTGCACGCAAACATCCAGAAAAGAAAAAAGTGGCAAAAGATGTATTTGTACATATGGATGCAATTAACAAAAAACATAATGGTGATTAAATGAAAATATTACTGTTGTTTGGAGATTCAGGTGTTGGCAAGACTACATTAATGAAACAATTATGTGATAGTTTTCCATTTCAATTTCATCCAATATTGTCCTACACAGATAGACCAATGCGTGAAGAAAACGAATATGGTCATACATTTTTATCAAAAGAAAAAATGCAGGACACTATAAAAAGTGCTGGTGTAGTTGCCAAAACTGAAATTGCCGGATTTTTTTATTGCGCAACTGCCGACCAATTTGTTGATGATAAAATAAATATTTATACCATCGATAAAGATGGATATGAAATGATTTACAAAAATTTTTTAAATGAAAATATCATCACAATTTATTTACAAAGAGAAATTGATAAAAATGATTTTGATGATGATAGAATTAATAGAAAAATAAATTTTCCTAAAAATCCTTATGATAAAATATATTTATTTGATGTTAATAAAATAAATTATATGGTATTAGCAAAACAATTAATTGAATATTTTGATGAGGTGGAATAATGATATCATGGAGAGAATATATTGAAAATTGTATCCAAGGTTATCTTATTATTACATTTGAATTTCAAGATGGTGTTCAATTTGGTGTAGGAGCAGGAGAAGATTTTGATAAAGATTCTATTTATTGTGGAGAATATGTTATAAGTTTTATGGACGTTGGAAAATCAATTGAATATCCGTATCATAGTATAGTAAAAATAACAAAATATGGAGAAATACAATGAATACAATAGAAAAATTAAAAAACGATATATGTTATTGTTTAAAAAAAGAAAAAGACATTACAATCCAAGAGTGTTCAGCTCCAGATTGTAATAGATTTAAAAGTTGTATGCAAAAATCTAATAGGGAGTTAAAATGAAATATAAATTACGTAGGATATTACAACATCATGTTTTTACTAATGAAAAAAAAAATTTAGAAAGACATGATATTATTTTTAATAAAAAAAATATTATTTTAGATGAAAAAGATTTTTTAAAATTAAAAAAAATAGCACAAGATAATGAATATCAATATCAGCATTATGATAGTATTATAAATTTTGATAGACATCCTAGTGTAATTAAAAAAAATATAGATAATAAAGATTTTATTAATGAATATATTGAAGGTTTAGATGATAATTTTCATGTATCATTTTTTTACAAAATATTAGTATAAATATATTAGAAAAATTAATAATCAGTGAGGGTAGTAAATGTTATATAGAAGCGTATGTTTAAGGGAAGACTTTATGGAACATTATATGAAAGATTTTAATGATTATATGATTAAAGTATTATATCCCAACCTTAAAATGGCACAAGAGTATCTAAAAGAGGAAGAATGATGGGAGAATATTTTATTAAGGAATATAATTCCAATATGACTTTAATTGAATTACGTATCTGTATGTTTTTATGTTGTCAAGAGCGTATAGATAAAATAACAGAGATTATGAATTATTTAAATACAAATAATTTTCTTGTTAATTTAACAGTAATGTACAGTGACCAAATTAGAGCCGAAAATATTGATGAAAAAAATGATTTACCATCTTTAACTATTGATATAAGAGACGATAAATTTAGATTTAAATACTGGAATGGAGCAAAAATACTGTGGCTGTTTCACACTCAAGATTTATTTGAAGCATTGATTCAACAAAGAGATAATTATAATGTATTATCAGAAAAATATACTTCAATAACAGAAATAATTTTTAATATTCAAAAAGATTTTAAAAATTCAATTAAAAATGTTACATACCAATATTACCCTAATGATGATATAGAAATAGTATATCATTTAGTTTTTTCTCAGGTTGTTAAAGAGGAAAAAATTGAAAATCAATTTATCAAAAAGATTTATGATGAAATAAAGCTCTTAGATGATAAATTTTTACAAGATTTAAAATTCTCTATTGAGTTTGATTTTCAAGAAGTAGATGGATGTTACTCTTGTGAACAAGCGAAAATAGAGCGTGAGACAGATGAGTTTTAAAGAAAAAATTAAACAAATTGCATACGATAATAGGTTTTGTATTGCTTTTTGGATTATTTTTTTAGTTATTTTTTGCTCGCTTTATTTCGGAATTACTTTTTTAGATACCGAAGTGACGAGTAAACATATAACTACAGAAACCGGTGTGGTATCTGATAAGTTTTTTGGTAATGGAGATGCATCAGATTATTATCTGATAACTCTCGATACAAATAAAACATATTATATACTAGACCATAAAGACGGACGAGCAAAAGAAATGTACGATAAAATAGAAATAGGTAAAAAATATCGTCTGATTTTAAAAGAAAATGCTGTAGAGGATGAAGATAACTTTACGCATGTAATTGAGGTGCAACAAGTTGGAGAGTAAGATTATAAATGATGATTTTTATATCATTTTGAAAGATGACTATAAAGAAAATGATATATTACCAGTAATTAAAATGAAAAGTGGGGTGGAATTTGAATTATTAAATGATGAAATAATATCTATTATTATTCCTGATTTAATTAAACAATTTCCTCCTCAATTAACCAAAGGAATGTCATCTGATGAAATTAGTGTTGAAGTTGCCGACATTGAATTCAAAGATGGAATGTTATTCATATCACTTGATGTTGAGGGTACTATTATTACAGTACAATTTGATTGTAATGAACTAAGAAACCGAAATATTTAAATATGATAACATTTATATATAAATACGTAAATACATTTGGAGGAAACTCAATGGATATAACAATATATTGTGTCATAATTGTCGCAATAGTTTTTAGACTTATTATAATGAAGGGCAGTTTTGTATTACCTACTTTCTATCGTAATGGAAGGGAGGTTTCGTTCAATTTAGGTTCTATCACTACCATTATAATAGGTATAGCAGCAGCAATTGGGCTTGGATATGCTCAACCAGAATTGTTCGCAAATCCTTATGTTGCTTTCGTAACTGCTTATACAGCTCCTCAAATAACCGATGGAGTAATCACAGCAGGAACAAGATACATAACAGGAAACAAACAAGTAGAAGAAATTGTTGTTGAACACGAAAAGGAAGAGCAAATTGATGCTCCAATTGAAACAGCTGAAATCGAGGAAGATGAGCAATAAATCTTCCTCTTAAAGATTGTTAATCATAATATAATAAGCCTCGTTATCCATTTGGATATAATAATAAGTTATTATGATTTTATATTTTGGGATTACGCAATCGGGGCTTATAAATAAAAATAAAAATGGTATTATGATTGTATTTAATAGAGAGCTCAAAGGTTCAGATTTTTCTGATTTAAAAATTAATGAAGAAGAATTAATATTTTATAAAGATAATAATATTGCATATATTATTGTAAAAACAGATAAAAATTTTATAATAAGAAAATATAAAATATTTAATCATCAATTAATAGGACAAAATCAATACAAAACATATCAACAAGTTATAAAATCAGTTTTATAGATTCTCCTTAGTTTAAAAAGATAGCCCACCCTGAATACTCAGGAGTGGGCTATTTTTTTTAAAGGAGATGATATTATGATTCAGATTTTATTTCGTCTAAATCTTTTGTGTTTAAATTTAAAAAGTGTGTTGCTTCATCTCTTAGTGCATCATTACCAAAGTTTTCTATCAATGCACGGACAACACTAATTAATCCTAAAACTGCAACTGGTAACATATATTCTTCTTTTTCCATTAATTCTAAAATTTCACGTGCAGTTTTGTTTTCAAATGTTTCCATTTCATTTATAAAATCATCTTTAGTTACATCTTGTTTCATTTCTTCCATTTTAAGACCTCAAATTATTTATTTCTTTCATTCTTTCTTTCTGTTGTGCGCTAACTTTATCCATATCAATTACTGTATCATCTTCATCATCAAGTTCATCCAACAAAGAAGTGATAGTATTATTGACATTAACATTGATATTTTGTCCTTCAGAAATATTTTGTTTAGCATTAATCATATTAACTATACTATTAATAGCTTCTTGAGTAGATTGTAATAATCTACCTTGTTGATATTCATTTTCTAAACCCATTTTAATACGATATTGTTGAATCGCAATAGTTTGGTCTATTAAATCCTCAGGTTCAGGGATAGTTTTACTCAGTTCAATGATACGTTCTTGGTCTTCTAAATCAAGACTTGACACGGCATAACTGACAGCACTTAACATATTATTATCAGTTTTAGTAGGCATTTGATTTTTCGCTACTTTCCGAATCGGTAACATATACTCTCCCTTTTCTTTTAATTTATTTTTTAATTCTTTTTCTTCTTTTGTGGTGTATCCCCATCGATTTTTGGAGAAACCACCTAATATGCAATAATTATCTGCATAAAATTTTTCTTGCATATTCATATTTTTTCATATTTTTTCTAACCTATATAAACGAAACATTTATATAGTGTATTATTAATATAATAACATATCTAAAAAAACTTGGAGGAAATTATAATGAATAAGATAGAACGTGAACAAGAAAAAAACACAAAATTTGCTGAAGAACATGGTATTAGCCAAGAAGAAATGGATAGCATTTTTAATGAAATTTATGAGAAAATGCCATCTGATATGGATGATGCTACAAAAACTTTAAGAAGTTTAAGAAAAACTAGAGGAAGTTTAAAAAGATTGGTTCAATCTGGATACAGAATGGATGGTTTTTTACTCATGAGATTCAGAACTAACAGTTATAATAACTATGCATGGAATCAAGTTAATAATTTTGTTAAAGAACATGGTTTAGAAGCAGCAATTAAAAAAGGTATGGCAAAAGGAGAAGGAGAATATCTTCACACTGAAGGATTTAATAAAGGCAAAGTAATTGATAAAAATTATGCTACTGCTAATGCTATTGGAATTTTTCAAGATGGTGATAAAGTAGTTCCTCGTGAAATTAGTATTGGCAGTTATGCTATGAAAAAAGTAGTACCTATTTGTAAAGAAGCTAAATTTACTTTAAAAGAGGGAAATGCAAGTAAAATTATAAAAGGTAGTAAAATACAATACTTTAATAATGCGATTGTAACAGATGATACTGATGCATTTGATGATGATACTATTGATGTCTATTTAAATTATGTTAGACAATTTTTCGGAGATATCATTTTTGAATCTTCTGCTGATTTGTTGCAATATTTAGAATCTAAAAATTTTGATAGAAATGTTTTTGGTGTAATTGAAGGAGAATGTATTGATATTAGAACTAATGATGACCCTACCAAAAATGTTGTAGTCAATTTTGAAATTGGAGAAGACGATGCTGATGTTTGGTTTACTCCGACTGAACTTGCAGGATTGAATATTTACGATGGTGCATATGGATATCTTTTTGTTAATGCATATAAGAAAAAAGATGGTGAAATTAATTATCATGTAGGTGGTTTTTTACCTATATCAGAAGAGGTAGAACTATAATGCCTTATCAACCAAAAGATTTTGAAAATTCTGATAAATTATTTGAGATACGTACTCGTGAAGTACGTACTCGAATTCAAAATCTTGAAAAAGATTTTATATTAGTAAAACATCCTATATCAAAAGCAATTATATTAAATGAATTGAATAATGTGGTGGATGATTATGTTGGAAGAAAATCTATACTCACAGGAGCTTCATCGACAAGGAGAGAGTCTTAATAAGGAATTAAATATGTTGTATGAAGATTATAATAATATTACTGATTTATTTGTTTTAGCTAAATTAAAATCAGTAATCGAAAAAAAAGAAAAACGATTTTTAGAATTAACTAAAGAGGTGACACAATGGCAATCGGAAATAAAGCATTAAAAACTAATAAAAGTAAGGAAACTTTGTCTGAAACTATTTTTAAAGAAATTTTTGAGTCAGATAAGAAAAAAGAAGATGCAAAAGTTAATAAAAAAATATTATTATCTGGAGAGAATGGTACAGCTAAAACTTCACTTTCACTATCTTTATTAACTCGTGATTTAAAAGATGATGAGGTAATTTTTTATATAGATGTGGATAATTCTGGAAAAGAAATTATTCAAATTTTTTATGAAGAATATTATCAAAAAGGACAAATTAAAGTATATAATCCTAATGAATTCAAAACTAACAATAAAGGAGCATCAGTTAAAGATGAAGAAGCCACTGTTAATAATGTAACATCAGCAGCCGGAACAGTACGTATGGCAATAGAAAACGGCATAAACATTAAAGGTGTTATAGTTGATGGAGTTTCTTTCTTGCTTGAATTCGCAGAAGCTAAAATGCGTTTAGAAAGAAATTTGGACGCAGATAGTGGAGCACAATTAGCAATATGGAAATTAAGAAATAAATTCTTTAGAGAATTTTCATCAGCATATATGGATTTAGATGTACCAGTGGTATTTATATCACACTCTGATTTCATACCTGAATTAGCAGATGACGATAAATTTGCTTCAGTAAAACAAAGATTAATTGATGAATGTTCAATGAGAATAATATTAACACGTGAAACAGAAGGTTCAATTGATAATTATGTTGCAACTATACAAAAAGATAGGGGCGATATATTTTTAGTAAACAAAAGACATATATTTATGAGAGTAAACAATGTTGAAGATACTCTTGAAACTCAATATGATGAGTTATTTGATTTAATATTTCCCAAAAATAACAATAAACAAGGGAATAAAAAATGAATGATTATGACATATTATATCATGATGGATTAAATATATTAAATTTATACAAAAAAACAAAAGATAAAGTAGTAACAAAGACAAAAGGAAATTATGGGGTAGTTCATCATCGTAACATTCGTAATAATGTTATTAAAATTGAAATCCCCGAACCTGATTTTTTATTAAGTCTTAGTATAGATGACCTCAAGAGGTTTTAATATGACTTGTGGCATCTATATGATAAAAAACAAAAAAACAGGACAGATGTATATTGGGCAATCAATTAATATAGAACAGAGATTTAATGAACATTGTAAGTCAGATTGTATTGAAAATTCTTATATTGATAGAGCAATTAATAAATATAAAAAAAATAATTTTAATTTAATTATTGTTGAAAAATGTAATAGAGATATATTAAATGAACGAGAAAAATATTGGATACAATATTATAATACATATAAAGATGATAAACATTATAATTTATCATCTGGTGGAGATGTTTTTCATTTGTCACAAAAAACACGTGAAAAAATGTCTAAAAATAGAGGTAATAAGACAGGGTATTATAGAGTATATAAACAAGTAGATTGTCATGGTACTCAAAATTTTCGTTGGATTTATTCTTATTACAAAAATAAACGAAGATGTAAAATATCATCTAAAAATATAAATATACTTGAATATAAAGTTAAATCACAGGGATTATTATGGAAGAAAATATTTCATAATGATGAAGTAGAAAAAATTAAAAAAGAAACTTATGTTGATTTTAATATTTTTTCAGAAAAAGATTTTTTTAAAATCGCTCAAAATACATCAGGATATTTTGGGGTCAGTTATAATAACACAACAAATATATGGATGTACAAATATGATAATTATTCTTTAACATCAAAAAATTTTTACGAATTAAAGAAAAAAGTAGAGGCAAAAAAATTACCATGGGCAAAATTATTTTACAATGAAAATACAGATAAACTTATAAAAAGGGGAGATAATTTAATGGCATACGGAAAAATACAAAAAACTAATCCTACAGGAGTATTACATTTAAGCACTTGTAAAACAAATGCTAAACAAGGATATACTTTTAAATATATAATTGAGAAAAATGGACAGGTAATATACAGAAAACAAAATACAGATTTATTTAAATTAAAAGATATAGTAACAAAAGACGGATATAATTGGGATATTCAAGATAAGCAAAAATATAATAAAATGATTAATGAAATTGAAAAAGGAGAATTTTTATATGACAAATACAAAAAATTTCGTAAATCTTCATTTACATACTGATGCTAGTATTGGTGATTCTGTCATCAAAATTCCGGATTTAGTTAAACAAGTAGAAGATTATGGTCAAGAGTATATTGCAATTACTGACCATGGTACAGTAGCTAATTGGTATGCTCTACAGCAGGAATGTAAGCAATCAAATGTTAAACCAATTTTTGGAAACGAATTTTATTGCAAACCTACTTTAGAAAAGCCACAAGACAGAAATCGTTATCATTTAGTTTGTTTGGCTATGAATGATGTAGGAGCAACTAATATTCGTAAAATGCAAAGATTATCTGTTACTGACCATTTTTATTATAAACCTTTACTTCCTCATGATATTTTATTTGAAAATACAGAAGGAATTTTTGTATCAACTGCTTGTGCATTATCATATATATGTCAAAACTTCGAAAAAGGACAAGATGACATAGCTTATTCCTTTCTTAATAAATTGCTTGATAAATTTGGCAAAGATAATGTTGCAATAGAGCTTCAATATCATCCAACTTGGCAAAATGACAAAGGATTATATCCTCAGAACATATTAAATGAAAAACTTATAAAATTATATGAAGATACTGATTGCAAATGGTTAATTAATACTTTTGATAGTCATGTTCTTACTGATGCGGGTAGGATATTAAGAAAAAAATTACAAAGCATTAATTGGAAAAAAGCTGAATCAGAAATATCAGATACACTTGAAAGTAATGTGTTAGGTAATACAGAGTTGTGTTATAAATTTGGAAGAATGTCAGGAGTAGATGATGATATAATACAATTGTGTATTGATAATACTCATAAAATAGCTGAAAAATGTTATTTTGAAATGCCAGAATATGATAGGGTGATTCCTAAATTTGATAAGCATTTGGATTTTGAAAAAATTTTTCTTAAGAAAGTAGTATGAGGTGAGTGAATGATTAGAGATTTTAAACCTAAATCTATTGATAATAAAAAATATATTAAAGATATGTGTATCAAAGGTATGAAGGTTAAAGGTTGCTATGATGATTCTTGGTATCATGATAGACTTGAAGAAGAACTTGATGTTATTCTTGGAGCTGATTTAGAAGATTTCTTTTTGAATACAGCATATATATGTGCATTAATAGATGAAGCAGATATATTCAGAGGCCCAGCAAGAGGTAGTTGTCTTGCTTCCGTAGTTTGTTACTTTCTTAATATCACAAAGATAGACCCAAAACCATATAATTTATCTTTTGCTAGATTTCTTAATAAAACAAGGATACAGAGAAGTTTACCAGATATAGATACAGATGTTAGTTCTGATGGTAGAGACGATGTATTGAATTTGATTAGAGAACATTTTGGTGAAGATAGATGTGGTCAGGTTTTAAATAAAGTTAATTTTACACCAAAAGTATTAATTAAAGATTTATCTGCACGATTAGGTTTAGACTTCGCACAAGTTAATAAAGTTACTTCATTTTTATCTAATAAAGAAGATGATTATCACAATAATAAAAAAATAATGGAATTTTTAGATAAAAACCCGCAAGTAAGAGATTATATTGACCCATTAGCAGGTTTAACTAAAAACTATGGTGTTCATGCTGGTGCTATGATTATCTTAGATGATATAATGGATAAATATTGTTCTGTTATAAGTGTAAGTGGTAAACCAATTATATCCAACAATGGAAGCGAATGTAATGCACTTGGATTTTTAAAAAACGATACATTAGGTATTAAAGTTCTTGATGTTCAACGTGATTGTTTAAATCTTATTAAAGATGATGTAAATTTACCATATGAATTTGACGACCCTAAAGTTTACGAATCTATTTGTAAAAATCCCATGGGGCTATTTCAATTAGAAAAAGCTGCGGGAAGAGCTGGAGTCAAAATGGTACAGCCTGAGAATTTTAATGAGTTAATGGCTCTAGTATCATTAATAAGACCGGGAGCTAGGAATTCAGGAATGGATAAATTATATGCTGATTATAAATTTGGTCGTAAAGAGCCTGAATATCTTGATGAAAGATTAAAAGATACATTAGGTAGTACTCAAGGACTTATGATTTTCCAAGAAGATGCTATGGCAGTTGCTCGTGACCTTGCAGGTATGAGTGATGTTGAAACAGATAATCTTCGTAAAGCAATTTCTAAAAAGAAAAAAGAAGCATTTGATATATTTAAACCTAAATTTATTAATGGTTGTATAGATAATAATGTAGATGAAGAAGTTGCTAAGAAATTATGGGATAATATTGAAAAATCATCTGATTATTCATTTAACAGGGCACATGCATGTGGATATGCAGTTCTTGCTTATCAATCTGCTTGGTTAAAAACTTACTATCCTTTAGAGTTTGCTGTTGCTATGCTTCAAAATGTAAAGAATAGCGAAGAAGAAAAAAGGATAGAGATACTAAATATGATAAAAGATAGTGATGCAGAATTATGTTCACCAGATATTAATTTAAGTGAAGCCGAAACAACTATTGTAGATAATAAAATTTATATCGGTCTTAATATTATTAATACAATATCTGATAAAGTATCCACAGCTATCTTAAAAGAAAGAGCTAATGGTGATTTTGAATCATTCGATAACTTTTGTCAGAGAATGGCACCAAGAGAGTGTAATAAACGATGTAAAGAAAATTTAATTGGTGCAGGTGCATTTGATTTTGGTCTTACAGATATGCAGGACATCATAGATAAGCGTGGCGAGTTGCTTAATTTCTTAAAGAAAGGAGAAAAAGGTTACGAAGAACGAATATACACCAAAAAAGAAATATTAGACAAAGAATTCTCTGCAATATCATTTTCTATTAGAGAAGAATATATTGATAGTGTAAAAACACCTTATGATAATATGTTAACTCCTTTACTTAATGCAACTGATGAAGATAATGAAGAAATGTATGTTAAAGGTGTGATAATTGACGTAGATAATCAACAAGGATATAGTATTCTTCATTTACAGAATAAAGATGTTAATCAAAGTATATCATGTTCTGAAGCTATTGTAGCAAAGTATGGTGATTATTTCGAGACAGGACATGTTATTATTACAAAATGTCATTGTTATGATGGCAAATTATATATGCATTTCTTGATTGATTATAGTGTTCATGACCCATTTATGGCAGAAGAAGCTTACATTAATGGAACATCATATCAATTAATAACAAGTATGCTAGCAAGTAAGAAATATACTCGTAAAGCATTAGTAAAGCAAGCAACTTACTTTATAAGTAAGAAAGGAAATAAATGTTTAAGATTATCGTTAATGGAGCCAGAGGGTCCTTGTAGTAAAATCACTTGTAAAAGTGGTTATAATATTTTGCCAGAGGGAATTGTGGCAGGAATGTTTATAGAATATAAACCAAGTAAAAATAGCGATACATTTATAAATGCAGTTAAACAAACATATATTTAATATCCCATAATGACATTTAAAGATTGATATAGTGCCATGCGGAATTTATAGTTACAGAGATATAAAAAATGACTTTAAAGTTGTATACATAGGACAAAGCAAAGATATATATAAAAGACATAGACAACATTTAATTAAAAGCTCTAAAAATACTCAACCAATTAATAGGGTATTACAATCAGACCCTTTACGATATTCTATTCAAATTGAAGTGGAATGTTCTAAGGACGAATTAGATGCTTATGAACGATTATTTATAAAGTATTATAATCCTAAGTTTAATTTCACTAAAGGGGGAATTGGACAATATCCTAAAAGAAAAAATAATGGAAAATATAAATTTTGGGATAGTAAAAAGACACATTATATAAGTCACAAAAATCAAAATAGAAATAGACCATTTAGATTATATTATGACGGATATTATATTGGAGGGTGTTATTTTGAAGAATGGTTCACTATCAATATAATCCATAAATTAATAGAGGAGGCAATAAATTGAGTAATAAAGTTTATGATAATATAGATGATGCATTTAATTATTTATATTACATAATAACGACACAAGGTAAGAAAGTAATTGACCAAAGAGGAGATATTGTTTATCAAATTCCTTTTGTAGCATTACATTTTGAAGACCATATTAATGATTTTGGATATGCAAAAGCGGTCAAAGTACCAAAAAATACCTTTTTTAATAATGAGGGTTTACAAAAATATGCTGACCAATTATTAGATGGAAATATACATGATTTTGTATATACATATGGGAATAGACTAATAGAATATTTTGATGTAGACCAATATCAAGTTATGATTGATAGACTTAAAGAAGATGAAAATACTCGTAGAGCTATCGCAATAACATATGACCCACAGACAGATACATATCTTGAAGATATTCCTTGCTTAATTATGATAAAATGTTCTATATATCAAAGACAACTAGAAATGACAGTTATATTTAGGTCAAATGATATAAGATATGCATTTCCATCAAATATGTATGCTCTTATGACAGTACAATTATATGTAGCAGACAAATTAGGAATCAAACCGGGAAGATTTCATTATGTTGGACTAGATGCTCACTGGAAAGGAGATGAATAAAATGAAGCTTTCAAAATCCGCAGTTAATTCCTTTCTTAAATGCAGACGTGAATTTATGTTAAGTTATATCGATAAAATAAAGCAAGAACCGAATGAGTATATGCGACGTGGGACAGAAGTTCATGAAATTGCTGAAAGGTTTGTTCAAGAATTTAATATGGATGATGATTTTTACCAACAATTATTAAATATATATACATCAATGGATACAGAATTTGATTTAAAAACACATTTATATCATCTTGCACATTTTTTTGAAGAAGCTTTTCTTGATAAAAATGAGATTTATCATGTGTTTAGTAGTGAAGAATATATTCATGATACAGAACATAATTTTAGTGGGTTAGCTGATTTAGTATTAGAAAATGAAGATGGTGACTTAATTATCATTGATTACAAAACAAGTAAAACAAATCCAATTAAAAAATATCTTCTTGAGTTGACTTATTACAAAATGCTTATTAATTACAAATATCCAGATAAAAATGTTATATCAGCAGGCATAGTTTTTACTAAAGATGGTGGAATGAAGTTTACTAATTTTTGTGAAGAACAAGAAAAAGGTTCTTTTGTTACAAAAAAAGATGAACAGGCGGCTATTAATTTGCTTGATTTTATAAGAAAAGAAGTTGAAGAAAATAATTTATATCCTGAACATCAGTATCTTTGCAGTTACTGCGGGTATCAAGAAATGTGTAAGGATATGGGGGGTATCTAATGCCAATTAATCATTTAAAATTTATAAAAAAAATGATAGACAAATACACAATGAAATATCCTCAATTGGAAGATGATTTAATTGCTGATATAATTGATACAGTATTAATGCGTGCTTCAGAAAATTATTTTACTTTTGAAATGGTACAAGACTATCCAGAGTTTTGTAAGCAATGTGGAGAATGTTGTAAAACAATAAATTGTAAATATTTTAACGGAAAAACATGTGATGAATATGCTACACGATTTGATGCATGTTTAGAATGGCCGTATTACGAAATTGATACAGATTCGGGTTTATCAATGGACCCGGGTTGTCAATTTGCAGTTAAATTAGCTGAAATGGTGTTAGATGCTGAATTCCAACATAATATAGATTTGTTGGAGATTGATGAAGATGTTAGTTAAAGAATTATTTATCCCAAAAATAAGAATAACAGTTCAAGACAAAGAAGAGATTAATAAATTTATTCAGATATATAATGGTAAAAAAAATATGTATGTATCTGTGTATGATTATAAAGATATTCCTAATGCTCAAAATGCTTATGTAGATAGAGTATTTTTGGATTTTGATTACGATAAAGATTTGAAGTTCTATGAAGATGTACGCAGGGTGGCAGAGTACTTAAATAACAAGGATTATTTGTTCTTTATTCGGTTTAGTGGTCGAGGCTTTCATATTTTTATAATGACTAAACCGGAGGAAAGTTTGCAGCAACCTAAATTAGCAATTAAAAAATTTGTCAAAGATTTACATCAGAGAACACAATCTACGTCAGACCCAGCTGTTATAGGTGACCTACGAAGGGTATCAAGGATAATAGGTACTAAGAATTTAAAAACTGGTTTGTATTGTATTCCAATTACATATGAACAGTTATTTGAACTATCATATAATGATATATGTAAATTGGCAAAAAAGAATAACAATAATTGTGACTATATACATGGAAAAACAAGATTATCACTACAACCTTTTGACGAAACAAAGCAAATCATATCACCATTAAAAGCAGAAACGATAGGAAAAATTGATTTTAGTACCGAATTTCCTCCTTGTGTAAAATGTTTATTATCTACTCCTGATTTAGGATACCATGAACGTCGTGAATTAATATGTTATTTACGTGATGATGGTTATTCTGAGGAAGAAGTAGAACATATATTAGAACAATCATTATCATCAAACAAATTCTATCATTGTATAGAAGAAGAAGGACAATTAGAGTATCTTTTTTCAAGAGATGATATATTATTTTCTTCCTGTCCTACTCAAAAAGCAAATGGTATATGTTGTTCAAACGAATGTAAAGGTCAAAATTTATATATATAGGAGGAAAATATGATGATAAAAATCACTGTTGATGATAGAGAAGACCCACGTCGAATTAAACGGTTAGAACAATATTTTGATGTAACTGTTGAGCGATTAGAAACTGGAGATATTATTATTAATAATAAAATTGCTATTGAAGTAAAAACGAGACAAGATTTTATATCTTCGTGCACCAATCGTAGAATACAAGAAGAAGCAATTAAAATGAAACAAAAATATCCGTATTCATATATAATATGTTATAATGATGGTAAATTAAATTCTAAATATTCCAAACAAACATTAACTCAACGATATGCAAATATCGCATCATTAACAATTCGATATCATGTTCCAGTATTTTGGGTTGAAAATTTTGTTCATTTTGTTGAATGTATTCTTGCTATTATTAATGCAGTAGAAAAAGCAGATAAACCTATTGAAGTTCCTAATGTTAGACCCAAAACATCTAATGCATTTGAAAATGTATTAATTGGTATAGATGGAGTGGGAAAACAAACAGCTAAAAAATTGCTTAAACATTTTGGAACACCAAGTGCTGTGTTAAATGCAACTGAAGAAGAACTTGATGAAGTTCCTCGATTAAGCAAGAAAGCAAAGAAAAATATATTGAGGTTATAGTTATGGATACAAACGAAAGAAAAGTTTTAACTATATTATTTAATACAAATAAAACTGTTTTTCAAGCATCCAGAAGTAATAAACATCGATTAAAAATGCTTGGAAATATAAATGAATCAAGGTCAAAAAGACTTGAAGATATAAGTATTAAACCATTTGATGAACCATTGCAAAAATTACGAGATGAAATACAAAATATATTATACTTTTCAAATGAATATATGGGATTTTTGAAAGAAATTCCATCAATAAATTTATACGATGCGGCAGAATTAATAGTCGAAATAGGAGATATTAAAAGATTTAAAAATCGTAAGCATTTCATATCATATGCGGGTCTTGCTCCTGTTATAAGAAATAGTAGTAATAAATATTATAAAGTTAAAAGAAATATTAATGGAAAGAAAGTAGCCAATAAAAAAACAGACCCTATTGATTTTTGTGAAGGATTAAATAAAACTATTATGCGTTGTACTGTTAAATTGATACGTGATGATTATCGTTACAGTCAATTATATGAAGATTATAAAAGTAAATATCAATACAAACATCCAAAAAGTAATAGAAAGCATTTGCATTTATTAGCTTTAAAAAGAACAGCTGTTGTATTTGCGAAAGAAATTTATAAAGAATTTAAAAAAGTAGCGGAGGAAGAAGAATGATTAATGGCGAAAAAATATTAAGAAAAAGATATCTAGAATTTGATGACGAGTGTTTTCAGCCCGGTGGACTTGATTTGCGTTTAGGAAAAATAGAAGAATTTGATGTAGGAAATAATAAATTTTATGGAATTATAGATGGATTAAAAGTTATTCCAGATAGAAGTGAATTAGTAATGAACGCATTATCGGTTAATGGGCAGATAAAAAATGTTTACAGTCTGCGACCTAATGTTCCCTACATTGCTACTGTACAAAATAAAATAAAAATAGACAAAGATTCTTTACAATTTTATAGACCTCGTTCAACTTTATTGCGTTGCGGAACGCATGTAATGACTGCAGTTGGTGATAATGGCTATTTCGGTTCGCTTTCTTTCTTAATTATGAACTATCTTCCAGTAGATTTTGTAATAACAAAAGGAGAACGATTCGCACAGTTAGTAGACATTAGAGTGGATGGTGCTGTTAATGAGTATGACGGAGATTATCAAGAATCCGAATAGACCAATTGATGATGAAATATTACAAATAGCAAAACAAACACTTGAAGAACAAAACAATATTAGAATACTTAGTATCTACGAAAAAGATGGTAATGTATGCGGGATATTTATTCATTCCTTGCATAATTACTTAACTTTTTTAACAAGACCTGACTCAGACATATCAAAAAACATAGATGGACATGAATTTATGTTTATTGAATTAGGAGCTTTATTAGGTTTTGCATATTATTTTGGGTCACCATCATATTATAAATTTTTGACAGATGCAGTTATAATGGATAAAGATTTTAATGATATATTGTTTTTCGCACAAGAACACCCACCAATGATATCATTTATTGCAATGATAAAAAGAAAAATATCACAAGTACATAATGATAATGTTAGTATTGCAAATATTAAATCTTTACTTCAGGAGATTGAAGTATTTGATACAATGTGTAAAATAATTGATGAACCATTTATTTTAAATGAAGATGATAAAAATTATATGATAAAATTAAAAGTTTATTTAGATAACATTGAATCAAAATTATCAACTTTAAGATTTTCAAAAATTTCTGAAAAAGATATGAATGAATTAGACAAAATGTTTACTGAATTATGTACAAAAAATAATCAATAAATTTATATATAATAGAAATTATACATATAGGTATAAAAAAATAGGTGATATATGTGCCAGAAAAGATAATTGTTATTCATTCAGATGGAAAAACCGAACCATTCAAACCTAGAATAATTTCCCAGACAATACAAAAAGAAACAAAAATTAATGAAGAACTTGCAGACAAAATTCAAAGAAGAATAGCAAATAAAATATATAAATTAAGAAAAGATGGTATGGAAGAAATATCAACTGCTGCTATTCGTGCCGAAGTATCTTCTTGGTTATTACGAGAAAGAGAATTTGAAGCAGAAGAACAATCTCGTAAATTAGGAATGTCTGTGGCAGAGTTTGAGGATTTACTTAAAAATGGCTGTAAAGATAATGCTAATATTGGATATTCACCAGAGATGATAGCTAAATATGCTTATGATGCTATAGCAAAAGAATATGCTTTGCTTACTATGCCAAATGATTGTGCTCAAGCTCATATTGATGGGTATGTACATCATCATGACCTTGAGTTTTTTAATACTCGTCCTAATTGTATGAATTATGATATAAGATTTTTTGCAAAGAATGGATTAAAAATTGATGGTCAAGGTAAAATGGGCAGTGTAGCTAAACCTGCCAAAACTCTTGAGGTATTACTTAATCATTTACAACATGCAATGATGGCAGGAGCAGTAGTATTTAGTGGAGGACAGGGTCTTGCTAATTTTAATGTATTTTTAGCTCCTTATGCAAAGGGAATGGTATACAAAGATATTAAGCAATCAATACAATCTTTTATATTTAATTGTAATATGGGGCTCGTATGTCGTGGCGGACAAATTCTTTTTAGTTCTATAGGTATGGATTTAAATATACCAGATGTACTGAAGAATGAACCAGCAATAGGACCGCAAGGAGTATCTAATGGAGTTTATGGAGATTATCAAGAAGAAGCCGACCTTATATTTAGAGCAGTATGTGAAGTTTTACAAGAAAAGGATGGACAAGGTGCATATCATCGATTTCCTAATACACTTTTTAATATTCGTAAGGGAGACCTCGATAAATATGAAGGTAATTGTAAATTGCTTCATGAATTAAGTGCTGTTAATCCTACAATTTATTTTGTGAATTGTATGGATGAAGAGGCAACAGTAATGGGGTGTAGGACACGATTACCTATGAATTATAGTGGTGATTATGCTAAGGATTGTCTTAATACTGGTAATTTTATGTATAGTACATTAAATTTGCCTTTGATTGCTCATAAAGCTATTGATGAAGGACGAGCATATTTTGATGTATTAGAAGAGTATTGCGATATTGTGTATGAAACATTGAAATTTAGACGCAAAGAAGCAGAAAAAATATTATTTAGTTATCACATGAGTGACTTCTTGCTATGGAAAGACAAAGAAACTGGAAAACCTTTGTATGATTTAGATAGATGTACATATACTTTAGGATTTTGTGGTTTGTATGAGGCATGTAAGATATTGGGATATGATTCTGGCGAACCTATTGTTCAATTTTTGAATAATAAAAAGGTAGAATATAATAAAAAAGACGGCTGGAGATGGTCAGTAATTGGTTCACCAGCTGAAAGCACAGCTCATCGTTTTGCCATGATAAATAAAGAAAAATATCCTAACACAGTAGTGCAAGGTAAAAATGGCAATTTATATCTTACTAACAGTACTCACATTCCAGTATTATCTGATGCTAATATCGTAGAACATATTAAAAATGCCGATAAGTATCATAAGTACACTGGTGCTGGTAATATATTACATATTTGGATGTCTGAAAGTTATCCTGACCCCGAAGCAATTTGGAGACTTAATCAAAAAATTTCCCAAACAAATACTTTATTCTGGGCTTTCTCTAGAATTTTTTCTTATTGCGAGGATTGTAATTTTACACTAAATGACGCCATGAGCGAGTGTTATATATGTGGTTCTCAAAATATAAGACAGTACGACAGAATTACGGGCTATTACATCCCTATTTTAGGTTATAACGCTGGTAAAAAGCAGGAATTTAAAGATAGATATAGACATTCTTTTAATTGATTATTATGGCAAATTATACACAAATGATAGCAAAAACACTCGGTATACCTCAACTTGAAGTATCAAGTATATGTTTAGCCGTAGCGTTAGCTGACGGAGTATATCAATGGAGTTTCATTCAAAATGAAACAGATGATATACTTGTTATTACTTACTTGCTTCCAGACGAAGAGAATGCCGAGCGTGTTGCATTTATTAATAAAAAATATATAATTGATATTACTCCAATGGATATGGAAGATTTAAATAAGTTGGGAGAAATAGAAGAAGAAGAAACAGCAATGTTTGGATAGGAGGTTTAATTATGATAGATAACGATTTTTTAACAATATTAAAAGCAGGTGGAATATTAACATTATTTTTAGTTGGTATTTTTTTAATTTTACTACCATTTATATGTACAGTGATAACAGGAATGACTTTTGCAGAGATACTTGGTATAGTTGGAGGTAAATGGTGGGCATTTATGTTGTGGTTTTTATTTATGAGTGGTGGTGTTTATGGAGCATCACTTTATAAAGTAAAAAATTAAAACCGAAAACTTTATATATGATGACTGTCATATATACTATTAGGTTTTCAAATATTTTATAAACCATATAACTCACCTCTAAATCCCAATCTATTTAATCATAGATTGGGATTTTTTTTTAAAAAAAAATCGAGGTATTCAATATGAAAGATTTAAAAGGAACAAAAACTGAAGCAAATTTATTAACTGCATTTGCTGGTGAGACGCAGGCAAGAACTAAATATGATTATTATGCTAGCCAAGCCAAAAAAGATGGATATGTACAAATAGCTAATTTCTTTACAGAAACAGCTAATAATGAAAAAGAACATGCAAAAATTTGGTTTAAACTCCTACATGATGGTATGCCAGACACAGTTGAAAATTTAAAAGATGGTATCGCTGGAGAACATTATGAATGGGTTGAAATGTATAAAAATTTTGCAAAAGAAGCAGAAGAAGAAGGGTTTGAACATATTGCTTTCTTGTTTGCAGAAGTAGCTAAAATCGAAAAAGCACATGAAAAAAGATATCAAACATTATTAAATAATATAAAATATGATGTAGTTTTTGCACGTGATGAGGAAGTAAAATGGCAATGCTTAAATTGTGGACACATATATGAAGGAGAAGAAGCTCCTAAAGTATGTCCCGTTTGTGACCATCCACAATCTTATTTTCAAGTTAGAGTAAAAAATTATTAATTTTTTTTTAAAAAAATTTTTGTAAATAAAAAATATATACACGTGAGGATAAAATATGGATGAACAAACAATAGAATCAATACTTATAGAAGTAACAAAAGAATTAGTTAAGGAAGATAATTTGAAATTACTTGATTCACAAAAGCTTGCGACATCTATCTTTTTTAGTTTCGCTCAAGGTGTATTAAATAACGAAGAAGATAATGATGAAAAGATAAAAGATATAAGATATTGTGTTGATTACATTAATCAACATGAAAAATTATTTAAAAATTTTGGTGAATAAATATGAATTGCAATTGCACAGATGGAAAATGTATTGATTGGTATAGTGATGATAAACCTGAAGATTATTTAATTGAAAGGTTATCTCATATTGAGAATGAAATTGCTTATATCAAAAGGATATTGCAGCATAAAAGTAAAAAGGAAGAAGCTTTGAATAAATTAATTAAAGATGCAGAAGAACAAGAAAAAAAGAAAACAATAAAAAAATCAAAAATGAGTTCGGAGCAACAAAAAATCCAGCAATTAATTGATGAAATAAAAGCTGATTTAAAAAAAGACGGATACAAAAATGTAGAAGTCGATGTATATAAATTCCCATAATTAATTTATTTTTGTGGTAATTGATGAAACAGTGTAATAGTTGTAAAAGAGTACTCGATGAGAGTTGCTTTAGTAAAAACAAAAACAATCCAGATGGATTATCTTATTATTGCAAAGAATGTAAGAAGAAAAAACAAAAACTTTATTTATATGAACTTGATGGGAACGAATATTATGAACAAGTAATTATTGATGAATTAAAGAAACATAAACTCCCCATCAAAGGTGTAGATAAAGAAAAACTTAGAAATTTATCTATAACTATGTATGATTTTCCCGGAATGATTAGGTCATTGCTTATTGACCTGCCTCCTTTCTTAAAGAAATACAATCTGACTTATGAAGAATATAAATTATTTGTGAAGTTGTGTAGGGAAAATAAGATGTGGATAAAAGCGAAAGATTTAAATAGTTGATTAGACTAACATATAAGTAACAAGTTTAAACTTGTAAACAAAAAAAATAAAATGGAGGCTTAAAATATGGTTATACCAAAAGCAAGCGGAAAAAAAATTATAAAATCAGTAGGAGCAATAAGAAGTAGTGATAAAGCAGTTACAAGATTAGTAGCAAGTGCTGAAGACTGGGCTGCAGATGTAGCATTAAGAGCAAACGGTTTCGCAAAACACGCAGGCAGAAAAACCGTCAAAGAAGAAGATATTGAGTTAGCACTCAAATATTAACTAGTCAATATTCGAACCAATATTCTAATACTTGGTTCAAGCCATAATGATAATGAGGAGATTGCTGCTAAGGCAGCAACTACTCCAGTAATTATCCATTTGAAGCGGTCGAATTTTTTCGCTTCTTCAACGTCCCTATTTTTTTCTCGTTCTGTTATATCAAGTTTTAATTCATAAATGCTTTTTTTTATTTCGGCGATTTCTTTTTGATTGTCTAATGTTGCGTTTTTTAGAGGAGTGAGCTCTTCTTTCATATAGTTAATAATTTTATCATTAAGTTCCTGTCTAGTATGTTCACTTTCTGTATTAATACGAGCAGTTAAATCACTTTTTATTTCTTCAAGCTCTGTTATTTGTTTCCCTATTGTATCAATTTGTTTAATGATTTCTCGTTTATTATTATTTTGGTCGTATAACTCACGCTCTAATTTACGAAGGTCAATACGGAGTGGAGTAATATTTTTTTCTATCTCATTGATAGCTGCATATCGCTGACCATTAGTAAGTTTTTCTGATTTTTGTTGTAACTCATATATTTTGTCAGCAATATCGTGTATTTCTTCACGTATTATTTTTTCCATAGTTTCACTCTAATTTTTTCAATATCATATCCAATTTCTCTTCCATAGAATTAATTTGGGATTGTTGTTGTTGGACGATGTCAATAATATCTTGATTTTGAGCACTGATAATATTTGTATCAATATCGGCAAGCATATCAGTGACTTCTGTAAGGTCAATTTCGGGAGCCTCAATGGACTCTCCGATGTTATCTATTTTATTACTTATATCATTGATTACTTGTTCTTGTATTTGGTTTTGTAATCTGATATTGTCTTGAGTGATTCTTTTAAAATCAATTTCATTGACTTCGGCTGCTGTTTGAGTTTCAAAATAATCTGCCATGATATCACCTATGCTATTCTATAAACAACTCCAAATTTTCTGATATTTGTGTTGTCCCCTGTTGCTTCTGCTTTTGGATAAACTCTCATTTGTAATTGTGAACCTAATGCTGGTACAGTTTGTTCTCTGTGCATACCAATATCGTAAAGATGTAATCTTAAAGGATAAGATATATTGGTATCTCCTGTTGGGTTTTTACGCTTAATAACTATACGTTTAATTCTTCCACCATTACGTACTTTAAACCATGCATTAACTTCTTTATTTGTTGCTTTAGACCTTGTTTGTATTCTTCCCCATGCAGGTAAATTAAATATTTCAACCGGTTTTACTCCATTATCTGTGTGGTCTCTTGTGTCATAAAATTCAACAACTATATCTCCGGCGTGTAATTGTCCTTGTGTTTTGGTCCATTTTCCATCAGGCATTTGAGTATAATAGGTGAATCCATCATTATATCTATTTTTTTCGTTATCTGATGGTTCTTGGTTTATTAGTTCAGATTCTATCCAATGTTCAATTCTTACCCATTTATAAGCGTCTAAATTAAAATCGACATCTATATAAAATGACGGTTCATCAACTACGGGTTCCTTAAGGAATGTAAATATCATTTGTGGGAATTGCAAATCAGTACTGTGATTATTTCCATCTAATATTTTGTCTCCAGCGATATGTATATCATTTGCATTACTTGATTCTCCACAAGGAGTGTATTCACCTTTTTTGACTCCATTATCTGTTTGTCTGTATCTTAATGGAGTTCCAAGCCCACTGTATTCTCCATCCACAAATTGTGTTCCACCATAACTATCTTTATATCGTGCTGAAGGTTTTGTTACAGCTTCTTCAATATCACGAGTTTCAAAATTTGGGTTAGGATAATGTCTACCATTTTTATCTCTTGGATAATCTCTTGTTAATGGGAAAATTACTGTGCCTATTCCATTTAGATATTCTTGTACTGAGGCATATGAATGTTGTTTTGTCATTCTTCCTTCATCTACCATAGCACCTTTTTTCCATGCATATCGTCTAGTAGATGGCCAATATAATAATCTATCATGACTACCGAATTTTAAATCTCCTATTCCGATAACATCACCTTGTTTTAGTCCACCTACGCTTTGACCATCGATGGCACTACTATTATTATCTATAGCTCTTATTCCTATACAATAAATGTCACTTCCAACAAAATCATCAAAGATGTCTGGAATAGATATTTTATTATATGTATTATTATATAATCTATTAGTGATTGTATATCTTTGTCCATAACTTGCATCATTATCCATAAGTCCATATGGGTTAAGTGATACAACTATTTCAAATGTTCCACCCGGGAAGTATGCTACACCGGTTTCTTCTTCATATAATGGATGTATTTTTGCAACATCACTGTATAACGCAACACCATTGTCATCTGTTTTGTGTATAGGTTTTCCTTTTTCATCGTATTTTATAGCATCGTTGTTTTCATCGATTGGTCTTCCTTCTGTGCTTCCCATGGATACAAAAATATCAAGAGTTAAATCAAGATATTTATCATCAATAGTGAGTCCATCTTCAAACAGCATTCCTGCTATAATTGCTCTTCTGTCATAAGTATTATCGTCTTCTGAATTGTAATATTTTGCGGTTGAATTATTTGCTGAATCTTGAGGTCCTAAATATCTTGTTCCCCAATATGGTTCCGCAATTGCTTTTGTACCTGAATATTGAGTCCATACATTTCCTGCATTTCCTCTGTATACATATGAGATATTACTTTTATCAACACTTTCAAAATTACCCATATCAATTATTGGATAATTAGCAAATGCTTTTGCGTTTCTCCAGTCACCTATAGCTACCCCTGAGCCGACTGTTTCTCCGTATTCCGTATCATATTTAAATCTAAAATTATATTCATCATGCTCTATAGTTGGGTCATAATTGCTATAATCTATTGAAGTATGTTCAAAATCATCTAATGTTAAATCACAAATTGCTTGATGGAAGAATAAATTTCTATTCCAATCATCCATTCTTGTACTAGTATAAATAGGGTTATCGTCAGTATTACCATTTGATATAAGTATAGTAATATTATTTAATCTATCTTCATCTTCCATAAACAAACGAGCCCATTCCCATTCACTGAAGTCTTTTTGAGTTATAGTAGAATCTCCAAATACCTTATATGTCATAGCTGTGAAATCCATAACCGGAGTAGGTAAACACCTACCATAATCTTCATATGATACATAATCACTTGTAATTGTATTTAATGTGACTTTAAGAGCATAACCTCTATCATAATCAAATTCAAGCATTGGAGTTCCTGTCCCGTTACCTCTCATAACTACTTTCCATTCAAAAATACTACCTAATCCACTGAATGTTACTATATTATGTTTAGCTGTAACCCAATTTCTTCCTCCATCATTAGATACTTGAATTGTCATATCACATCCATCAGGTATCTTATTATTATAATCTAATTTGACAGACCTTATTTCATAATTACTATCTACAGATATTGGTTTGGAAATAACTATACCTGTAGCTTTGTATTGATTACTTTTTTCTTCACGAAGTAAATCCCATGTATTACCAGATGCACTGTTAGTTTCTAAGCTTATTATGGCTGGATTACATGTTCCTTGTACTTTAGTAGCAGTTCCATATTTATCAGATTCACTCATAGCTGGATATTCGTCGACAAATATAGCACCCTCAGTGTATCCTTCAGCTATTTTGGCATAAAAGAATAATGAATAATTTCCTTGTGGAATGTGTTGGTCTACAATAAATTTATGATAATTATTTAATATTTTATTCCCTGATTTATCTGTTTTTGCTGCACTTGAAATTTCTACTTCTGGACTGACATATACATTTGGGAAATTTTCATCATCTTCAATTTTCTTTTGATATAGTAATCTATGATTTTCTGTTTGGTTAAATGTCAAATTATTTTCAAAAAGAATTATTTTAAATGATTCTATATTTTTAAATTTTTTAATATAAGGAGTTAAACTATGTATATACCCTCCTTGATAATGGAAATCTAAAACAGGATATTCACTATTCATTTCTTTAATGTTATTGTATATAGTGTATACAGCTTCCGCTTTTTCGTTTGGATTAGCTTCTGATATTAATTCATTTGTTGTATATTCGTCATCTTTATCATTGACTTGTGCTATTTGGAAACTACCTTTTTGTAAATCGATAGTTGCATTTTCAAAATGAAATGCATCATTTCCGGTAATTACTTTTTCTCCTACGACTCGTGTGTGAACTGGTTCTGGAGTGTGTGACCCTACAATAATATCTACATTTCCTGCGTGTCTTTTGATTTTATATGTTTTAAATCCTTTAATTAAATTTTTAAAATCTTTTTTTGTATAATCCGTATGTTCTTTCGTCCTATCGACAGGTGTAAAGTCCATTAATGTTCCTACACCTCCTGCAACTGTTCCTAAATATATAGTTGCAGATATTAATTGTTGTCCAGTTTTATCTACAGATGCTCCTTCTAATGTTAATAAATTTTTATCATATCTATCCATATCAACAACATTTAAATCCATACCTACATAATCTCCGTTTTTGCTTGTTTTTTTAACAATAGTATATGTAGCTGATACGGTTTTTCCATTATGAGTTGCTTGCATTTTATATGTTCCGGCCGCCCAATTTAATGATTTATAAGGGTTAATACGAATATTTCCATTTTTATTTGTGTTGATTGTTTGTTCAAAGGTATTGCCTTTTCCTGAAATTTTTACTGTAACTGGAATACCTGCTTTTCCATGTCCATTACTTCCTTCAACACGTACTGTAATATAATTTCCATATCCTACTGTTTTTGGTTTGGTATCATAATTAACTAAGTCCCATATATATATTTTACCACGTTCAGTTTCAGTTACGGCTGCAAATGTTTGATGGTCGTATGGGTCTTCTCTGAGTGCCCACATATATTCTTCACTGCTTACTGATGAGGCAGGTACATCTACTCTCTGACCTCCTTTATAAATAGTTGTCATTCCATATGGGGCATCAGCATCTATATAAGTATTATCGTATTCATCATTGCTTTGGAAAACAACTGGGTCATTTGTACAAATGTATTTAACTCTTGTTGGACGATTATATTCTTGCTCATATGTCATCATTTTTTCTAATCGACGTAATCGTTCAAGAACGTCTCTTTGCCGAGTCATACCATTATCGTCAGCTTGTTCTATTAATGGTACTTTTGTGTTTATTGTTGAACCACAATTATAACATTCACTTGAATTTCCATCATTACTTACTTGGCAACTTGGACATATCCAATCAGCATTTTCTGTTTTGTAACTTGTGATGTATGCTATTTTTAATCCACTATCACTACTTGGTCTTTTGATTGCTCCATTATAAACACTGCCTTTTATAACGTTAAGATATCCTTCTTGTGTTAAAACAACTAAGTCAGTTCTATCCCCTAATGGAGATGGTCCAGCAATTGTGACATGTGTATCTCGTGCGTATACTTTTTGTCCATGTACTACAGCTGCTCCGGGATTAATTAGATATGTGTTTCCTGAGCTGAATGTGTGTTCAAAATATAAGTCGAAATTATTGTTTGTTGTTGTGTAGGTTTCTCCGTCTTCGTATTCGAGTTGGTCTTCAAGTAAGCAAGCATCTAAATAATCTACTCCGTTGTATGATGCTTCGAGTCCTTGTTCGTAGCTACCTTCTCTATCATATCTTACACAAAACATTTCTGGTTCTATAACTTCTATTGTGCCCTCATCACCGTTTAATGCCAAATCAGCGGCAGATATATCTACAGGTTTTAATACAAAGTAGTATCTACCCACACCTAAATGATGTAAATCAAAATGAAATGTAACTTCTTCGTATCCATCAGATTCAGTACAATGAAGTTTTGCGTTTGTTTCTTTTAGTAAATTATAATTAATATCTCTTATTTCAGCATAAATAGTAGTCTCTATTTTAGAATCATTTATCATATTTAATGTGATTGATTCTATAGATGATTTTTCAATAAATAAAGATTGTCTGAAATATCTATCGTAAAAAGAAATCCATTGGTTGTCTTCATCACAACTTGTATTTATTTGGTCTACATGTATAGCAGTTGGAACAAGTTTTAAATCGTTTTCTGATTCTCCTAATACAAAACTTGGCCCAAACATATCTATAATAACATTAGAAATAGCGTTTTGAATTCCAGACTGAATTAAATGTATATCTGATGCTCTAGCTAATTTGGCTACTTCTAATGTCCCTTTTATTCTATTATAATATGAGGGCATTTGTTCTCACCTTATAATATTGAAATTACAATAGTGTATTTTAAACTAATGTTATCAGATTTTAATATATCAGGTATATCTGCAAAAGCGAAAAATGTGTCTAATTCTTCATTTGCTGTAGCATTATTTACGATAGCAATTTCACCTACATTTCCACCGTTTGATGGATTATAATTACTATCTGTAAAAGTGGCTGATAAAGTAATTGATTGTGAATCTGCTGCGGTATTACCTTCTTTAACTAAGGCAACTCTTTCGTAATTGTTTCCACTTAATTCGTTAAAATCATTTTTATCTCCAGTACTAGATGCATTACTTGCATCATTAGTACTTCCTCCTACTCCTAATGCAAGATAATTAAAACCTTCGTCTCCAGCAAAAACATATTCTAACATTTTTGTTTTTCCTTCTGCTGTAATTATTTTATTGCTTGCCATTGTTATCACCTAAAATTTTATTATAATCCTCTTTTGAAATTTCTTTCCATTCGTCATTCATTTTACAAAGATACTTTTTTTCTCCAGTATCTTTTTTTGTAATTTCAATCATATGTTGTTTTATTTGTGCCTCAGTATTTATTTTCATATTTATTACCTACTTTCTGGTTCTTCTATCGGTTCTGGTTCTATTAAACTCTCACAATCCAATTCATCACAATCAGGATAAGGAGTTAAACTTTCGGAACTACTACTTTCTTGAGTAGGACCATCCCATACTTCATCTTCATATGGTTCTTCTTCATCTCTTGTTTCAATATCTTCTTGTGTGCAGAAATGTTTATATCCACTCTTAATCAAAAGATTATTTAAATAAACATTGCTACTTGTTTGCACATCGAATCGATAAAATGAATCATATAATTTGAAAGTTTTATTATTATTATCTAATTCACATGTATGAGGATATTCGAAGAACTCACTCATATCATATCCATTACCAATAGCCATACTTAATGCTATATGGTCATATAATGTTGATACTCCATCTTTTTGTATATATAACATACCTAATTCTTTATGACTATTATGTCTGAATTTATGATAATTATTTTCATCAGCACTATCATCTTCAATCATAATCCAATATTGTTCTTCTGTATTTAACCCAGTGATATGGAAATCAATATCAATATCTTTCATTACAGTTGGTAGTGTAATTCTTTTTGATGCTAAACAAACATCAGGTGAATTGTTTAAATCATCATATATAGATACTATGATATTATCATTTGGATATCCAGCTTTACCAGCGTATTGCAATATAACTTTATAAAAGTCTTCTGTTGCTGGTTTGAATGATTGATATACTGAATTTAAGATAGGGATAGAATCTAACAATTTTTCATCAGTTGTGTTAATAATTTCAGATTCTAAATTATTTAAACCATCACTATTTCCTCTGAATGACCCCCAATTCTCTGCATTATTTTTAACCACATCAGCGTCTACTAATTGAATATTCATTTTATCTTCGGTTATAGGTAGTATACCAGTTATAATATTACCTTCTTTGTTTTTGTAGACCATGTGCATGTTTATGTCATATATTTTAAATATATCTCCTACATTAATATTGTCAAATTCAAAGCAAGCAAGCAATCCTGTTTCTAACATTTTTCCGTTTAAATATTGTGGAGATTTGTCGTTAAGTCCCCACATATTTTGACTACTAATTTTATAATGTTTATTTGCATAATTATCAATATATAATGTTTGTTCATTTAATTGTGGTACATGAATCTTTTTATTGTCTTTTTGCACAATCAAGAAACATTCATTTATTATTATTTCTGAATTTAGTTCTACATCATAGAAATTAAGTTCAATAGTAATATCTTTTGTATTCATATGTTTTTTATAAATTTCTTCCTTGATTTCAAATAGATTACTTCTAGCAAAAGTTTTAATAGTTTCGGTTTGATTATTACTGATAACTTTAATATTCATACGAGCATATGATAATGATTTATTTAACCCATTCATATAGAATTGAATACCATCCACACTGTCAAGGTCAATATCAAAATGGAATGATAAATAATTAGTTTCATCTTTATCGGTTAAATATCGAATTCCTTTTCTGTTTGGTCCTTCGATATTTCGAATATCCCATTTGTTTTCGTCAATAAATTCTGATTTAAAATAAAAATTATTAATAGACATATCCATAAAAATACTTTGTAACGCTTTATCGAGATATTCTTGTCCATAATTTGATATTGGAGCTTTATAAATTGTTTCCTTGCTTGCTTTATATATTGTGTTTTCTGCATCAATAATTAAATTGAAACTATCTCGATTATTACGTTTAGCTAAATCTAAAATAGGAATTTCAATATCAACTGTGCCATCAACATTTCCTCCGTTCGGAGTTACTTCACAAATACTAGTTTCACCATTAACAGTTGAATACACAAACATAGTTAAATTAGATTTTTTATTATTATAATTATCGTATAAATTAATAGCATGATAATATTTTGGACTACTTTCATTACAATTAGGACATTTTTCAGGATTACCTAGTCCTGTTGTTTCACATGTTTCACAATAATAATATTCTCCATTATTATTATTAGTAACATTCATCACTAATGTTAAATCTTTTAATTCATCTAATTTCTTACTATTTTTATTCAATGGAATAGTAATATTACATACATTAATGCTGCCTTCAATATCACTTTGGATAACTATAGGTTTGATATTTGTAATGTCTTGATTGTATATACGATACATATCAGAATCATTTTGTAGATGTATTATATTAGTGGAGAAACAATAAGGACATGCACTGTAATAATCATCATGCATACTTCGACAATTATAACAATATGTTTTATTATAATCTACAGTTGTTCTGATTATATCTTTAGATAAACAATGTTTACAATTAGTTCTCCATCCATCAGATACCCATCCACAATTATAACAAATTGTAACATCTTGTTTTTCTTTTTGATGTGTAACTGATTCTGATGAACAATAAGGACATTTATTATAATATCCTAAACTTGTTTTTAAACATTCAGAACAAATTGTAATATTTGGTTGCTGAATACTAACTGTTGAATTATACTCCTGAATAACATTATCAATATGATGTGGCATATAGATTTTTTTTACAACTCCTTTTTTAGGAAGATAATAAGTTCCATCTCTAAATACTCCTAAATTAAGATTTTCAATTGCTTTGTTACTTTTAATGTCGAAGAAAATATCTATAATTTCATCCGACCTATCAAGATTAAATTTATCATATCTAAGCATTAATTTAGGTGGCTTAATGGTTTTTATTTCACATTCACTATCTAATGTTGTTTTCAAACTTATTGGTTGTTTACCTATTTTATTTAAATTATTCCATTGATATCTACTATTAGTTTGATAAATTTCACTATATTTAGGAGAAGTATAATGTTCATTGTCATCAATAGAAAATGTAATTGGGTCATCTTTTTGTGATGTATATGTATATGAACATATACGATTATTAGTATTTCCAATTGATGTTTTATTAAATAAAAATATTGATGGAGCAAATGTATTACTACATATATAATACCCCAAATACTCATAGTCAAGTGTATTTATTGCACACCAAAAGTGTATAATTTTATTCTTATTATTAAGTTCAAAACATTGAACTTGTATTTTGAAATTAGTAATATTTTTTTTATTAATGGTATTAATAATATTACCATCTGGATGTATTAATTGGAATTGATTGTGTGTTAATTTATTTTTTATTAGTTGGCAATACAATTCTCCCTCTTCTGTATCTAAAAATATACCAATTTTTTCATCATAATTTATATCATAATCAAAATAAAAATTAAAAACATCTTCATTATGAATTCTATTGACAGTAGTTTTATCTGTGACTAATAAAGAAGTTGGAGATATTTCGTCTACATTATGTTTACTAATTGTTACATTTTTAATATAATTACTTTTATCCTGTAGATTTTCCACGATATCATAAGCATCTTCGATATATTGTCTTGACCTGCTTTCGTTAAAAACATCTACACAATATTCTGCATCAACTTCTCCTATGATATGTTTATTATCCCAAAATGTTTTATCTTGACTGCTAAGTGATATTAATATGTCATCATCAATATCTATATAATATTTAGTTAAATCAAAATAAATTGCAACACTATTATCATGTCTATTATACCATGATATTAATCCTAAATCTTCTAGTTTGATATTAAAACTTAAATCATTTAATAATTCTGATTTAATTTCGTCCATAACTATTTTAATTTCAAATTTAACATCAAATGAGAAATAACAAATTGCTTTTGTTCCAAATGGTTTTACTCTATCCACTAAAACTTGTAAAGTATTTAATGGTTTGGTTAATTCCAAAATATTAAAATTAGTTGGAATTTTACTATAATTAACTGTTAAACTAAATACTCCATTTTGATAATTTTTTCCAGTCCAAACTTTTTGGTCCCAATTATCAACGTCCCATCGTAGAGCATAATCAACTAAATTACCTATTGTTGGAAGTTGTCCTGTATAATGATAAACTTCTGAATTTAATAACCCAAATCTATTGATAAATCCATTAGGATATAATTCATATCCTTTTGTAGCTAAATGATTGCTTCCTACTCTAATTAGTTCTGGCTCAACATATTTGGATTCATCTTTTATTTTATCTACTAATTCTTTAAGCGTACTTCCTCTGTATACTTCTAATTTAGATGCATTATGTTTTTCAACATCGACAGTACGTTTTGACTTATCTCCTTTATTGTAGAATTTAAATAAATTATTGTCACCATCGAGTTCGTATCTAAAATATCTATTTGTTTTTTCAAAATTATAAATAGTTATTTCATGTTCAGTTTTTCTTTCATCGAAATAAGAATCTACCATTAAATTTAATTTTTTATTAATTGTTTTGGTATTTCTTGCTGATAATATAAAGTTTGATACAAATTTTCCTTTTTTTTGTGGTATAACTTTGAAACAGAATTTTCTAGAATCACATTGTGTTATATCATCAACATGTAAAGTAATTAATCCGGTTTCATCTATTTCAAAACCATCATCACCATCTTGTGTGGCACATCCAGTGTATTCAAAGCTTTTTGGTAATCTTATTTTTACTTTTACAACAGCTCCTTCTTTCAAGTACCCATGTACTCTATCAGCTGGGTGAATATCATTTCTTTCTTTATTAATTACTTCAATAACATAATAAATTTCATCACCAATTGTGATAAAATCATCATCACATATTTCAGTTAAAATATCAGGATTACAACAATTTTCATGTTCTGTTTGATTTATAGCTTGATAAACATTTAAATCTATTTTTTTATCTGGCTCATAAACTTGAACATAATCATCAAAACTTTGTACATTACCATTTTTATCTGTTGTTATTGTGTTAATTACATGTGTTCCAGTATCTTTTGGTTGTAATGATAATACAAGTGTATTAGTTTCATCAGGTTGAACATTGGTTAATGTCCACAGTCCGATATAATTATTAACCCATTGTTCTTGTTCTGTGTCTTCTTTTGTTTCAAATTGTCCCGGACCTTCCCATTCTATTATGTTATAGTCATTTTTTCGATGTAAATTGCGTTCATAATGACCTATATCTCTTATTTGGAATGTTAAATTTTCTTGTCTTTTTGACCTGTTTGTAACTTTAATTGTATAATCAATAATTTCATTTAAATATGGAGTTTTATTGCTAACAGATGTTTTTACATCTAAGTCTGCTGTAACGTTAACTAGCATTTTATGTCGATATATATTATAATGTTGGTCGTCTTTTAATGTGTTTCCATAATCAACTGTTTGTATAGCAAATTCAAAAATTCCTTTCTTTCTTGCTCGATAACTTACTTCTAATATATGTTCAGGACCATTTGCACTTAATTCAGGGAAATATATGGTTCGTTTTTTATCATTAAATATTGGAGTGTTAAATGATGCTCCATATTGTGCTGAAAATTTATATGGATAGATATCTCTTTCAAAAGCAGTATGTTCTGTTAATTGGAATTTGATATCTTCTCCTTTTATGTTTGATTTGTTTTGTATTATATATTGTAATTTAAATTCTGCTTCTTTATTGTTATGGTAAATTATTTCAGATGGACCTTTTATTTTTATTTGTATGTCTGGAATATCTTTGAATGTAATATTCATTGGTTTCCATTTCCCTGTGTCATATTCATCATAGTTTAATGGTTTTAATTTTATAACTGTTTCTCTTGGTTCATCTGATTGTAATATAAATTTTAATTTGTTGTGCGTATTTGTTTTTAATTCATGAATAACACAAAATGTTCTTCCTGTGTTTGATGTGTGTAAATCTATATTAGCATCTGCTCCTATAATTATTTCTTCGCATTCATACTCTTCATCGTAAGCATCTAAGTAAGCAATAACGTTTTCGTATGTTTCGTCTTCATCTGATTCTATGTATAAATCGAATGATGCATATCTTGCTTCTTTAGTTGAAAATCGTTTTGTATCACCGTTGATAATCAAATTATTTTCGAAAGTTTCATACATATCTTCCATACTAAATTCCAATGGAATACTTAAGTCATCCCCTTCTGTTATACTCAAATCATTATATTGTACATCAGACCCATCTTCAAGTCTTAATTTGAAGTATTCTTTTTGTAATTTTCTACCTGCAACAGTAAGATATATTTTTCTTGTTAATATCTTTTCGTTCTTTTTGTATGTAGCCAATAATGTATATTGTCCAGCTCCTTGTGAGGTTAAGTCAATTAAATTAGATGGAAGTTTAATATATTGAGTTTTAATATTAGTAATTTTCCAAATTCCATTTGTATTTGGTACAAGATTTAAATCATAATCATTTGTATTTTTAACCCATTTACCCCATGTTTCTTCCGTTATAAAACCAGCTGTATCTATTTCAATTGTTGCACCAGTAGGAAGTTCGCTTGCGTTCATAGTAACATAAAAGAAACTCGTATTATCTTCAGTAGAACCTTGCACAAATGATGATTTAGTATTTGATTTATAAAAACTAAATTCAACATCATCACTTACAATTTTAATATAATCTGATGACTTTCCTTGTTGTGATGTAGTTGGATAGAAGAATGACCCTATATATGTTCCTTGTTGAACGGGTAAATTTGTTTTACATATGAATTTTACCTGTGCCATATTATTTTCAAAATCAGTGATATACCATTGGCATCCATTATTAACAGTTATATCTCCCCCACCAATCATTTCTACAACTGATATTTCTGTGTTTACAGGTATATCAAGCAGCACTTGTAACGGTGATAATATTTCTGCATTTGGAACAGTATTCCATACTTTTAATGTACAATAATATTCTTCATTAATTAATGCTTTTTTCTTATCTAATTTTACTGAAATATCATAATTTGGATGAATAATTTGTGGCTCTGGTTCTTCATCAATAATTTGCGGTGGGTCTTTCTTTTTGTCTTTAGATACATATGGCGTGTATTCTACAATAATTCTAAAAAATTGTATTACAATACGGCAATGATTGCTTGCTGTATTTTTTTTTGGGTCAAAAATAATTTTAACATTATTCAAAAGGTCATCTAATGTTAATTCAGAAACTCCAGTTAATTTGTGAGTATGTAATTTAGCGAGTTCGGCGGAATCTACATTTTGGCAACTACCGCTTTTACAATTATCATATCTATTTTTACTTGGAATAGCTCCATATATACTATCTAATTGCTTATCTCCTTTTTTAATTTTTATAATAGGTTTATCAAATTTTCCATAAGCAGTTGTAGATGAATATGATATTTGTTCCCATTTGTATTCAACCCATATGTTTTTAACTTTACTTCTTTTATCTGCTCCAGATATTTTAAATTTTGATGCTGTAAATGGAGCTGGGTCATTAAATGAACCACTTGGAGTAGTGATACTGTCTGGATATCTACGCAAGTATGAAGGTTTCCAAGTTGGATGTCTAACTCCCCAAAAGGCTAAAGATTTGTTACTAGATTTTAAATTTTCTTTATTTTCTAATATTTGAGTATTGGTCTCGGTTGACCTTGTTGCTTGAGTTGTAATTTTTGATGGGTATATAGTTACTTTTTTTGTTGCCATATTAATCCTCGCTATCTGTTATAAAATGGTATCCATCTTTAAATACATATCTTAATTGTATTTTTTCATTGGCTTCTTTTTTGATTATATTTTCAACTTTACACACATAATCTCCGTTATCATAAACAATAGGTGGATAATGATATAATTGTCCATTTTGATATACTTCTATTTTTCCTTCTTTTATATATTCATTATCATTATCTATAGAACGAATATCATTTGGATTGTATGCTGCTGTTTTTTTAATTTCAATTGATTTGAAAATCCATTTTCCTTCTTCATTTAAGGTGTAGAGTGGTTCATTATTATTTTTTCCGTCCCATTGCATTTTATAATTATTTGCTCTAACATTATTCATATAATGTACGGTAAATGTTCTTTTATGAGTTCTATATCTATTTTCTCCGTCAAGACTACTTGTGACGATAGAATATCTTACTGGATTATCTAATGTATTTTTACGATAGAAATTAAATAAGTCTGCTATAGTTGTATTATTAAGTTCTTTTAGATTTACTATAGGAGCATATAACATTAAATCACACATAATTTCTGGTGAAATTGTTGTAGTAGCTTGATTTGTTCTTATAATTTGTTCGTTAGCGTTAAAGTAAGCAAGCATATTTACAGATGGAGTTTTTCCATGTAATTTAATATTATCTCGCAAGTTCGCTATTTGTGTTGTTTCTGATGGTGAGGTTGTACTTGGGTGTTGGGCTTCTATTCCATCTCTTTCTAATTTGCAATCTGTATCAAAATTTAATCCAGCTGATATAAATAAAAGCAAATCTTGTTCGTTATAAATATTTTTTGAATAAATTAGTGTACTGTTTCTATTGGTAAATTTACTTATATTTTTATATTGTGGTTTGTGTCTGTATACTGATAATTTGAAGTTAAAATGATTTTTACTATTATCGAAATCAAGCAATAAAGTATCATCTTGAGGGATATATAAATTAAGATTGTCATCAGTTAGGTAAGTAAATTCACATTGTGTTTCATCATCGGTTTTAACATATCCCGGACAGTATGGGAAGTGTTTAAATGCTATTGGCACTGCTGGTCTAATTTTAGTTGTATCTTCACAGATAATTAAATCAAAGTAAATATATTTAATTGGCTCCCAATATCTGTCGAAACATTCTATCTTAATTGTGTGTTTTCGCAAAGGAGCATCATTCAAATCAATATAGAAATGCGCTTTTCCTTCTGCATCACTTAATGTTGTTTGAATAACTTTGTCATCAATTGATAACTCACAATAATGTCCAATTGGTATTGGTTGTAGTTCACCTGAACTGAATTTGTTAACAACATCTACACATATATCTAATGGGAATTCAGCTTCAACATCATAAATATAATATCCTCCTCGAACAATTCTTGTTCCTTTGAAATGTGTTTTATCTAAAATAGGATAATTACCCCACACTCCACCATAATAACTTTTGTGTGTATCATCATCAACTAATGGAGCGTGTGTTTCAAAGTTTTGGTATTCAGTTTGACGTTGTTGAACTTGTTCTTCTTCGTCTTCATTACTATCAGATTTGCTTGCGTCATCATCTTCATAATATTCTGACTGTTTGTATCCTTCGCAATCTTTTCCATAAACAGGTGTACCATCTTGTGTATATGATATGAATCTACTATTTTTGTAGTTACCATTAATACTAGGTCTTAAATCAAGATTTAATGGTTCCACCCATACTTTTTTGAAATCAATAATTGGTTCATCGTAACATGGGTCTGTATAATAAATTCTTAAATGAAATATCGTTGCTATTTCATTTCCATTTTCATCTTTATCTAATTCTAAATCTGATAAATTAATTTTTCTATAATATACTTTTCCATCTTTTTGAACATCTCTTTTTCCCGCATCTACTAATGCTTCTTCAAAAGTAGTTCGTCCTTTAATAAATTCTACTCTCGTACTGCCACGAGTAATGATATTATCATAACTATCAATTAATGATAATTCAAAATGATTATTTCTTGCCTTAAAAAATTGCACAGTTCTTGGGTAAGTAAAATTTAAATCTCCAGTGGATATATCATATGATAAATTATATAACTTATTATTTGTATCTTCGTCTCTTACGTCACTTTGTCCTAAATCTCCTTCTTCAAAACCTTCTAAGTCATCTCTGATTCTTTTTGGTTTAACTTTGTAATTATAATCGTATTCTTCTCCTGTAATATAATTTTCAATATGAACTGTATATGTTCCAGTTTTTTGATATTTATCTGGAATTGTTATATAATTATATTCATCTATTTCTAACATTCCATAATCTGGATTATTTTCTGATTCAAAATCATATTGTTTTGTTATTGCTATAATTAAATCATCGATATTATTACCAAGTCTATCTGGTATTTTTATTTTTGGTGGTTCTTCATCAATATAAAATGGATAATATTTGATTCCATAATCATTATCATCTAAATGAGAATAATATAAATTACTTGTAAGTTCGTCATAATCAAGACTAACATCGTCTCCTAAAATGAAGAATACTTTTCCTTGTGGATTTGGTAATTGAGTTTTTTGCTCCCAAACATTAGTAGCTGTTCTTATTTCCCATTTTTTGTTCTCTTCGCTGACTTCTGGAATTCTTAATACTCCTTTGGAGCCTTCTTTTCTTTCGTTTGTACACGTATTATCAAAAGTTGCTTCTTCTACTTTTAATCCATGTTCATTGTAAGTTAAAGTTGGTCTATATTCAACAAATTTTTCGATTTCAATTTTAGTTAAAAAGAATTCTATTTCTGGATTACTATGAGGTCCGATAACTTCTAGCCAATCTGCTCCACCACCTTGAGCGATAAATGGTACTTCATGATATACCCATTGATTTCTTTCTTGCTTGTCATATTCCAAAAATTCATCTTCAATTCGTTGTCCATTGATAGCAAGATAGCAATCAGCTGTCATTATTTCATCAACAAGAGCATCAACTTTATTAGGTACAAAAATAAAATATCGTAAACTATATTGTTCTCCAGCTTGTAAATTAACAGCTCGTCCCGGAATATCATTACCTATAGCTGTATAGGTATAATAATCATAACATTTATTTTTAGTAATATATCCTTCTGGTTTACATTCCAATAAATTAATTGGTAATATACATTCATGGTCTACAAACATACTATAAGTGTCATCAAAAGGTTCTGTTCTTTTAATAATACGATAATTATTTTTTGACCCAAAACCATCATTAACATCTGTTATATTTGTTCCCTCAAAAACATAGATATCATTTGGGTCTGGACATTCTCCCTCAAAACCATAATAATGTTGGTGATAATGTGTACTGGTTGGTAAATATTCATAACCAAGATGAACAGAAATAGGATAATATTTTCCATCTACTGTATCTGCAACTAAGCGACTTAAACCATCTCTATTAATTCTTATTTCCCAATATGGTGTTTCTTTACATATTGTTCCATGAGCTTCTTCTGCACTCCAATATGGGTCTCCATTTAGACTTGGAGCTTCATTAAAGTATTTATATGGTTTTCTATATCGACTTGATAAAGGAGTATAACCTTGTTGAGTCATATCTTTATCATCATTAATGTTGGTTTTTGTAAAATTTTTATAATTTGGATTTTTATATCCATCTATACTATCTGGTAATATAGATTTTAATTGTATACTTCCATCTTTATACCCTGCTTCTTTTCGATATCCTGTGCTTTCATCTGTTTCAATAATTGGATATTTATGACCACTATCATTTAGTGGATTTTCTGTGAGTAAATCTTGAAAATTAAAACTCCAATAAATATTCTTATCTTCTTCGTATTCATATAATTCAGCAGGGAAGTAATGAGCGTATAATGAAATTGTTGAATTAACTTTGTTTGGAATTACTACATAAAAAATGTTTCTATTTTCATCATCACATTGATGTTGGATGAAATTGGAATTTTCTTCTAGACTAAATCGTACAACTTCTTCATCAGAAACATCTGATAAAACTATTTGTCTGGTGATATAACTATATGATGAATGATAATTTTTGTTTGTAATATTAATTTTAATTATTTTATGGGTTAGTTGTTTTACTTCTGAAAGTTCCATTGTATATCACCTAATTGTTATATAATTATAGGTAGTAAATAACACTTTTTCTTCATTTTCAAGCCATTGATTATGCAAAGAAATAGCTAATGATTTATTAAACTGAGCTGGTTCATAATGATAATCAGGAGGATACAGACCTCTTCTAAATGTTAAATTTTCATAATAATATATTAAGTTTTCGTATACATCATTTGTATTAGATTCTTGCATTATTTCTAATAAATCTTCATCTTTTGGATTTTTATGTAATTCAAATTCAGTATATGAATCCCAATTATCAATATCTTCAATTGTAAAAGTTCCATTAATTTTGGTTATGATTGGTATACGAATTTCATCATTTAAATTTCTAGCTAAAAGCCATCCTATAACATGTTGAGTATTGTAGTTTTTATGATGAATTTTAAAAGTATTATTATCAATTCTTGTTAATGTTCCATTTTGTGATGTTCCCCTTATTTTTATATCATATGTAAATGGTCGTAAATCATTATAATTTTCATCTCCATCGTAAACAGCTCTGTATTGATATTCACCTTCATCGACGATGTCATCTCTTCCTGATATCAATGCTGTATTATCTCCAAGAAGTTGAACAGTTTGATTATCTAGATATTCTTCATGTATAAAAGAAATATTTTTAAGTATTATATGATTACCATGCGTAATTCCTCCATAATTCCATCCTATTAAATGAAGATTACTACTGAAAATAAATCCATCAAATGTAAAATTAAAGTAATCTGATTGTGCTCCTGTTTCTTGTAATATGGTATAAAAGTTTCCCCTTTCATATGTTATATCGTTATTTCCGCACATAGGACATGTATCAAAAGCTCTATTTACTTCATATCCACATTCTTGACAGGTAAACAATCGTGTTCCGTATCGTAATACTACACGCATTCCATCATTAAAATAATGAGGAGCAAGTATACCACCATATAAATTTTCTTGATGATATGCTGTTACTTCTCTCTTATCTGCATCTCCAGCATTATGTAAATATATTTTTCCGTTACTATTTATTTCTATGCAATTAGCTGCGACCCAATCAGGATTTTGATAAGGATTTTTTTCTCCACCGCTACTTGCAAATGCTGGGTATACATAGTTCGGAATTACATCTGATATAAATACAGCTCCTGATGAGCCAATTGCTCTGTTTCCGGAGTATACATAAAATGATGCTTCCCATTCAGTTCCATGTTGCCATCCATGTGCAATTGCTGCACATCCATCCCAGAAACGAATATCTTGTTGATGATACGCATCCAATGATAATTCATTATTTTGTACTTGAACTAAATTAAAATCTCTCGCTTGTATTTTAATAACATCATTTAAACTTCGTAATGGTACATTATATGTTATTTTTTTACCTATATGACATAAAAGTTCTTGTATACTATCTATGTCTCCATCGCATCCAAGTCCAATAGTAATTGTTTGATTTCCACCTGTTATGCATGAACTTGTGTTTATAATTTCCCATAGATTTGCTTTATCAATATCGAATACTCCTTCATCAAATCTTTGTGATTTAACGCAAGTAGTTTTAACTGTATAATCTCCTGCATTTAATTCTGTTAATTCTAAATCGAAAGTATAATCGTTTTTATTTACTGTGTTTGTAAACGTTTTAATTAATGCATTATTGCTTGCTTTTCTAATTTCTGTAATAACATTGGTATTAGTATAAACATTATCTACAGTAATATAAATTCTAACATGACCTTTGTAATTTTTTTGAAGATAATCAATTTTAGTTATATGTGGAATTTCTTCCATACATATTATAAATGATTCAGTTCCTGTAACAAAGTCATCATCTAATTCACTGACTTCACTTGCTTTAATAGTTGCAGTAAAAGTATGATTTCCGGTTCTTAAATTCTGTAATGATATAATATTATTATCACTACTCTGACTTTGCATTTTATAATGAGCTTCAATTTTATTATCAACAATTTGCATATTTGATTGTAAAGTAATATCATTATCAATATTAAGATACATTTTTTTACCAGCAAATAAATTGATATCCATATTATTTTTTGCCCATACTTTGATGACTAAATCTCCATAGTCATCTTCTTTATAATAACAATCTACGTGATAATTAAATTCATTAGTTTCTGGGTCTTCTCCATTTTCGTTAATATTAGTATTATAATCAAAAGGCTCTTCAATTATCAAATCAAAATAAGCTTGAACACTTTCCATGTGGTCATAATATCTATCATCTTTTTTTTGTGGGTTTACGCCATGATACATGTTGTATAAATTAAATCTATCATTGTTATCATCATTATCATATCCATATTCGGTAGATTCTGTTTCATTATCATTTATGATATCCATTGCTGCTTCAATAGTATATATTCCTTCAATGAATTTTCTTCCATTGATGTATTCTCCATTTTCATTGTAAGCATTAATTTTGTTCATAGGTATTGTAAATTTGAACATTCCATTTTGATATGTTAATTCATTATCTCGAGGATTTTTGATTGTAATATAGGTATATTTATCATATTCAAATGTATCGCTATGTGTTGTTGTTTGTGTTCCAATAATTTTAAGTGTGATATTATAAAATTCGTATTTATTGTCGATTGATAAATCAATCACATTCCCATTTTTATCAGTAGGAACGATATAAACCACCATTGTATCATTACTACTGTATGGATATAATCCATCTTCTCTGATTTGAGGTAAATCATTTATTGATTCGTTTCCTTTTCTAATTGCGATATTTAGCTGTCCCGGAATTAAAGCACTAATATGTCCCCAAGCTTTTGATTGTGTATAATATTTCCAAGAATCTCCATATCTTTTATTTTCATAATTATAAACAGCACAAATAATTTCAGTTCCACTTTGATATTTTTGTTCGTCTGTATTGTATCCTTGTTCTCCATGATATCCGTCCCATTCGACATCATTATAAAGATATTGTATAGGTGAGTAAGAAATAAAGCCACTATAAGAATGGTCTTCGTATACTAGGTGTTGCCAGTCATCTTGTGTTGGGTCTGGTCCTTCTGTCACATTTCCCATTGGTGGAATTTCATACTGATGTTCTTGCTCGCTTTCTTTATTATCGTTGAGTAATATTCCTTTTGGTTCATATAAAAGTGTTTCACCATTTTCGAGCATTATTGGATTTCCAATGACACGTTCTTCTCCGTCTCTTGGGTTATTTATATCATGAACGTAATAACTTAAGAAAGTAATTACACCATCTTTTGGTCGTTGTCCATATATATCTCTCACTGATGCAGCTAAATCGGCAGCTTGTTCCATTGATATAAATAAAGGTAATAAATCTTTTGTACTTTGATTTGCACGTGCTTCAACTGGTTTAATATAAACTTTTACTGGTATTTGTTCAAGATTAACTTTGTGTTCTACAATTTTTTCTTTAAAATAAGTTGTGGCATGATAATGAACAACAAAATATCCACTGTTATGAGGTAGATATCGTATTCCAGTTTTTCCATTTTCATCTATTTCGAAATTAACCGCTATGGCATGGTCTGAGTCGTTAGGGTCTAATTGAGTTCTATCTTCATTTTCTTCGAAAAAATAAATATCAAGGTCTTTATATTTAACTGGATATTGTGTATTTTCATAAGTGAAATAAGTAAATGTTTCAAATAATAATATGTCATTATAAAATGGTCTAAAATTAATTGACTCTTGCATGTTATTGTAGCTATCATATTCTCCATTTATATATTTTGAGAAATTAACTCTACCTCTATCACCTATTTCTGTGTCTCTAAGGTTATAATCAATTATTGTTAATTTAGTTTCTATATCAATTTCTTTTGGTTCTATTTCTATTTCACCATATACTGATGAAGGTAAATAGTCACAATTTTCTTGATATGATAGTTTAGCATCTACTTTTACCATTTTATCTTATCCGAGGTACAAAATAAGTTTGTTTTAAATATTTAGCATCTATTGATGCTCCTAGTTGTTTGTTAGATACGAGATATATTCCATTCTTTTCTATTCTGATTTCGAATCCTGCCAAATGATTAGAAAATGTATAAACATTATCTCCAATATTAAGTTCATTGCTAAATGCTCCAATGTTATGAAGTTCTCCAGCATCTTGTGTTAATGTGAATCCACCTTGTCCTTGATTCCATTCAATTAAATATCCTGCTGTATTTTCTTTGAGAACCATATTATTTATGCCGGTTTCTAAGTCTATTGTTATTGCGGAGTCGCCATAAGGAATATGTGATGCTTCCCATTCTTTCCATGTTATTGTATTTCCATTTTTGATTCCTTTTCTGGTATATTTTTCTCCTGATAGTACGTATTTTTCATCGGCATCTTTTATGGTTGTATATAATTCTTGGATGATAGCATTACCTGCTTTTCTAACATCGAGTAACCCATTTGCATAAGGTTTTTTAATGCTACCATAATTAATTCCAAATTCTTTTAAATATTCTAATAAACGTGCTTTATCATCTTCATTTAAATTATCTTCAAGAAAAGCTTGATACTGTGAGTTGGTTAAATATCCTGATGTTGGAGTAATATAATAATGTCCCGGTGTGATATAAGTTCCTGTTCCTTCTATATCTTGTAGCTTGGCAGCTTTATAACTATTGTTATCATTTATTATTGTATTATCTACTTTTTGTACATCATTGATATCGTAGTTATTTGGTACTTGGTATGTTTCTGCTATGCTGTATCTTTTGAGTTGTGATATGAAGTCGTATTTTGATATTAATTGGTTAATTATTCCGTCAGAGTTAAGTGTTCCGTAGTAGGTTTTGATGGCATTTTCTAAATCTTGTTTGTGAGCAAGCAAGTAATCATGTAGGGCTTTTATTGTTGGGACGGAACTTGATATTGGGTTTGTGTCGGTTTCGAGTGTGAGGTTGTTTATTGTTTTGACATGACCGTACTCTTGGTTGGTTGCTGTTCCGTAGTCTGTTGTTGAGCTAGCATGGTTTTTGGGAGCAAATTTATTATCAGCTTCTGTTTTAGAGTATGTATTTTCATTAACGTAAGTATGTATAGGTTCGATGAATTTTTGTATTTCTTCTTTTAAATTTAAAACTTTTTCTGTTATTGGTCTTGTCATATTAGCTCACCTTATAATCTTTCCCATGTATCATAATCGTGCGCTGGGAATGGTTTTCTTGTATCTACCATTCCGGGCCAATCTGAATTAAAACTTTTTCTTTTGTACCAAGTTGCATCATTCCAACTATATCGTTCTCTATCATAGCAATGATTACCATAATTTGTGTAACGATTTTTTGCGAGGTACATTCCAGAGAAGTATATTTCTTCTCCATTAGAACCATGTATGGTTGCCACTAAAGCAAATTTACTACCTGTACCCATTTTTGTACCTACATTTAGTTCTATGCTATTAACACCCATATGTTTATGATAAGAACTAACTGAACTTGTATTTTTTGTTGTATTTTTGTCTATCTTAACTGTATGATGATGGTCTTGTCCTTGTCCTCCTCCCCAATCAACATATGCAGATGTTGCACTACCATAAGTAGTATTAAAATTTAAATACACACTGCTGGCCGGTATTATTGGGTCCCAATATGAACTGTTCCCTTGTATAAAATATTGGTCATGTGCATTTATAGCATCTGCATTGGTTCTAACATCAGGGCTTATATAACCCCTAACAAATACAAACCATCCATGTCTATAAAATATTATACAATGTGATGCACTAGCTGTATCTCCATATGACCGTACAATATAGGTTTGATTATTATGTCCTAAATTATTTTCTAAATTTGATGCTCTGGTTTCTAAATTTGATATTCTTGGTGATTGTACTTTTAATATTTCATACCATATTTTTCGTATCCATCCTTTTACTGTCCATCCTTTTGGCCAATCGTCCGTTAAAACTCCATTTTCCCATATAGGATTCCAATCAGAGTTATCAGTACGTTCAAGATTCCAAAATGATTCCCACTTAGGGTCATCAGGACTTGCCCATTCTCCTATAGTGCTCCATAAATTACAAATATTTTCCCATAATGTTTCTCCATGTCGTGGAATACAACGATTTCCTATGTTATCATCTAAATCGTTTACTTTGTCTTTTATTGGTGTAATTATATCATTTATATATTGAAAAATAGTTTTACTCTCTACGAGCTTGCTTCCATCAGGCTCGTCTTCCGTTATTTGGTCCGTAAATTCATGCAGGGTCCGATAATTAGCTGTATGCCACCCTATAAAATAATTCTTTAATCGTGATAATGTTGTAGTAACTGCCATCTTTCAACCTCACTATAATAGAAAAACTTTTATATTCTAATGTATATAATATATAATAAAATAAGAAAGGAAGAAAAAAATGAGTTATGATATGATTTGGCTTGGAGTTATTGTGGTGATAATTGTTTTGGGTTTTGCATCGATTGTTTATTATATAAATAATTAAGAAATATTATTAGCTAGAAATTTTTTTTGCTTTAATATTTTTTAAATATTGCACTCTATTTGCGTTTGTATAAACACCAAATTTGTAAGAACTTGAAGTGAATGTTGTTGTTTTGGAATATAATTGTGTATTATTATGATATACACTATATACCCCATTTAAATGTTTAAAAATCATTTTATCACCCACATTAAAAGTTGCATTACCATTAAAGGTAGAATTTCTAATTCCACCTGAGTAAGTATTATCTGTACCAAATGCACACCAAAATCCCGTTCTTGTGGCAGAAGTATTAACAAATCCCCCTAAATGTTGAATTGTCCCTGAGTGTCCAATTTCCATTTCAAGAATATAATTATCACTTTGTTGTAAAGTAATTGGAAATTTTACTAAAAGTTCACTAGATTTAGATGTAGTAACTTTCAAACCATCATTTGAAGTGGTAACAGTAATTCCACTGGCAATAGTTAAATCAGTTGTATTGTTTCCACTGTTGAAATACATACAATCTTCTATACTAATGTTATTTGATTCATCATTTGCTCTTATTGCTTTTAAATTTATATCTCCATTACCGGTTGAATTATATGTATATGAATATGTTCCATTTTGATTATCAGTCATATTTCCAAGTTTTGTATTTGTATCTGCATTATAAATTTCAAGTGCATATCCTGCGCCTTTTGAATATGTAGCAGTTAAAGTAGCATTTTCACTTCCATAATTATTTAAAATTGATTTATTTGTTGTTAATGTAATTGTGCCACTTATATCAACATTTAATATCTTATTTGCTAACGTTGTAAGTCCTTCGGATGCAGAAGATGATACTCCTTGTGCAGTAAGATTTGTGGCTATTTTTGTTCCTAAAGTTTGCAAATCAGTATTTAATAAATCAGTCATAATATCATGATATGTTAAGTATTTTATCTGCTAATGTATCTAAACCATCGCTTGCTGAAGCATTTACTCCCATAATTGTAAGATTTGTTGTTATTAATTGTGCCAATGTTTCTAGTGAACTATTTAATGTAATAACACTTGCATTTGAAGTATCTGAAAGTGTTGAAAAAACACATAGATAACATTTTCCATTATATATTGCTCCTTGATTTGTAGCAGTATTATTTGTAAAAATACAATTTCCAATAATTGCTTTTTGATTTGAATTATAAATTGCTCCACCATTTTGTGCTTCATTTCCATCAAAAATATTATTTCTTACTTGTAAAGTTCCAGTATTATAAATTGCTCCACCATTATTGTTCGCTTCATTTGTAGTAAATGTACTTGCAAATATTGTTGTCGTAGGTGCAGTACTTCCATTTGTATTTGCAGAGATTGCTCCACCATGTTGTCCTGCTACATTATTAATAAAAATAGTATTCTCTAATATTGTAAGATGTCCTCCATAATTATAAATTGCTCCACCTTGAGCACTACTATTTGTTGTTGAATTATTAGTAAACTCTCCAGATATTGTTGTGTTACTATTTATATCAACGAAAATTGCTCCACCCGCTCTATAAGTAGCACTATTATTTTCAAATATACCTAATATTTGAGTAGTACCATTAGTATAGATTGCTCCCGCACGAGCACCTGAATTATTTGTGAAATTTCCATTAATTGTCACATTACCCGCATTAATGTAAATTGCTCCACCTTTATGACCATCACCACTTGAAGATATTGTATTTGTAGTAAAATCTGCATTTATTGTAGCAGTACCATTTCCGATATATATTGCTCCTCCATTATTTGTAGCAGTATTGTTTGTGAAAATACAATCATCAATATTTAAATTTGCATTTGAATTATTTACATAAATAGCACCACCATCATTTGAACCTGAATTTCCTTGAGTTAATGTAAGATTTTGGATTGTAAATGTATATGCACCATTTATATAAAAAATTCTACTCTTTAAATCGGCATCTATGGTGTAACCATCTCCATCAATAGTTATATCTTTATTAATTGTTATATATGTTTCTGAACCACTATTTTTATAATTTTTATCAAGTGTAATAGTATCTCCATTACTTGCATTATTAATTAATGTTTGTAATTCTGCGAATGTTCCATCTGTCATTTATTTTACCTCATTGATTTATATATGTTATCGCATCACCTATTAAATCTGCCAATGCTTTACCTTGTCGTGCATCTAATACTTTTCCACTTGTGGTTGTTGTTAAATTATTAGCAATATTAGTTTCATTAATATAATTATAATTTGTTACATTATAACAAGTAGTAACAATATTATCAATATCACAATTATATACTGTTGTAGCAGAATTACAATAAATATTTGCATAATTTGTTGCAGTATTATTTTTTATTATTGATTGTGTTATGTTTATCTGTGAGTTATCGTATGCGAAGATTGCTCCACCATTATTTGTTGCGTTGTTGTGGGTTATGTTTGTATTGTTTATGTTTATCTGTGAGTTCCATGTGCAGATTGCTCCACCTTGACCATTGTTTGCGTTGTTGTTGTTTATGTTTGTATTGTTTATGTTTATCTGTGAGTTATCTGCGAAGATTGCTCCACCATCCTCTGCGTTGTTTTGTGTGAATGTTGTGTTGTTTATGTTAACATGGGTATATTGGTCTGCATAGATTGCTCCACCAACATTATAACCATATTTATTATCATTATTACTTGTACAATTTTGTATTTTTAAATCATTTAATTCCCAAGTATAACCAATTGTATCTATAAATGCTCTTGCATAGTTATTTCCATCAATTATGTGTCCATTTCCAATGATAATAATATCTTGTGTTATTTCAATTCCACTACTTAAAGATGAATCAGTAGTTGAGTCATATTTATAATCTTTATCTAAAACAAGTGTATATCTGTTTAATGTTGAAAGATTTATTAATTCATTTAAATCACTAAATGTTCCAACCTCTGTTCCTATTGATAAATCTCCACTTCTTAATATTGATTGTCCGTTAATTGTTTGAATATTAGTTCCACTAACAAGTAAATCTTGTTTATTTGTATCACTTGGATGTACATGGTCTGCTTTAGCATATGTAGTAGTATTTAAACCTCCAGCGCTTTGAGTTCCATTCATTTTGATATCTGTTGCTGTGGTTGAAGGTTGAGGTATTATTGGCTTACTTTCTGTAGCGATATCCCCACTGCTATTTGTTACCAAATTTTGACTCGCAGTATATCCACTACTGTTTGCTTTTGTATCAATTGTGTCTTTTATTAATTTTTCGGATACAACTTTTTCATCACTTAAAGGACTTCCCCATGATGTTGAAATAGTTATATCACTTTCTTCGCTATCATGAGCTCCTATTAAAGTTTGTACAAATTCTGTTGCTTTATCTGTATATTTTGTCATTTAATCACTCTGTTCGTTTCCACATATAAACAACTAAATAAGGAGGCATGTTATTGTGAGCAGCTCCACTACCAGTATTTGTAAGTGAATTTATATCAGATACATTAACATTACTTCCTTCCCAAGTGTATGATGATGAAGTAAACATGTTTCCATTTTTTTGACCCCATATAGCCCAGCCATCTAAAGCTTTTGTCCAAGCATTATGTGTATGTGATGGCATCTCATTTGTTGTTAAGGTATGTGTTGCTGCCCCACCAGTTCCACCATTACTATATGTATCTCCTGCGCCTAATAAAAATCTATCTTTTAATTGTACCCAAGTACCACCAAACAATGTAGCTGGACTAGTACTAATTACACTCATGTATATAGAACCAACTGGATAAATTAGGTTTATCAATCCATTAATATCTCCTGTATCATGTTTATGTTCTGCTTCGGCATATATACTACTTTTTGGATGCGCATGATTAGCTCTTGCATAAGCGGTTCCACTACCATATGTTCCACTTGCTGTATCTTTTGCTGGTGTTGATGTTGACGCACTTGGAATTGTGTAAGTAGTATTTGTATCTTTTCCATATAATGTTGTTTCTGTTCCATTAATTGTAATCTTACCAATAGTATATGTATTGGTTCCTGATGATTGAGTTTGCGAATATGATACAGTACTACCACTTGAAGTTACATATCCACTGTCATTTGTTAAATCTGAAGTTTTTGTCGGAATAGTTGGTTTATTTTCAAAAGTAATATTTCCACTACTACTATCAACTACAACATTTTTTCCTTTGTAACTTGTTTGAGAAATATTTAATTTGCCACTTATATCTTGATGACTTGTCAAAAATCCGCTATCGTTTGTTAAATCTGAGGTTTTTGTCGGAATAGTTGGTTTATTTTCGGTAGTTATTGTACCATCATTATTTGTTACTAAATTTTTATTTGCATTGTATCCTGTTTTATCTGCTTTGCCACTTATATCTTGATGGCTTGTTAAAAATCCACTGTCATTTGTTAAATCTGAAGTTTTTGTTGGTATTGATGAGCTATTTGCTTTGGTATCTAATAATTCTTTTACTAATTTTTCTGAAGGAACTTTGCTATCACTTAAAGGAGTGCTCCATTGTGTTGATATATTGATACTATTTCCTCCAATTCCACCAATTATTTCGGCTTCTTCGAGAGCGTCTATAATGGCATCAAGATAGGCTTCTATTTCTACATCTATATCACTAATGGATGCATAATTATGTGTATGTCCTACATCTGATTTATTATTTAATGCTGTTTTCACTAAATTTTCAGATGGAGCTTTCCCTGTTTGCGCTGTATTTGACCATGAATTAATTATATAATCTGGCAAGCATTGATTAATAAATGTTTTAATATTCCCTAATAATGTTGGAGCCATCTACAACCTCCTCTCATAAACCTCATTATCATAATTTTTTACTTGCATGCTTCCTTCCTTCATATCATAAACAACTTCATAAATAGTATATTCAAATTTATCCCCAACTGGTGTAGCCCCATACGGTTGCTTCACCAAATCAAGAAGATGAAATGTCTCGCTTGCTTGCTTGCCTTTTGATATCATTTTGTCTTTGTAATAACAGGCTCTTTCAAACCTGCTCATACTGGTTAAGTCGCCTGCCACGCCAAGTGTTTCAGTTCCCCGAGTTGAATATTCTTTTTTGAGTAATTTCTTATAGAGTTTTTTATATAAAGATTCGATTTTTTTACTTCTTCTGTATGCTTTTAATTGAGCCGGGAAAGGAGGATTGTTGGTTAAAACACCAACTTCATTATTATATATTTTAAGCCCATCTTTCATTGGTTCAACTGTGATACAAAAATTTTTATCACATATCATCCAATGAAGCGAGGAATTAGGCATTTGTTCATTAAAATTCTTATCATAAATCCAAACATCTTCAAGATATTGTTTGGCTTCCATAACATTTCTACAGTTACCTAAAACTTTGACTGGCAGTTCCCATGGTGCGATATTGTTTTTATTTTCTTTTTTGTATTTGTTGTAGTATGCATTGCCTTCAAAGTTTAATCCGGCTATACATAAACCGCATTCATTCATTGCATCGTAATAGAGTGGATATTCTTGTATGATATCGGTGACCATACCGATAATTTTGTATTTTTCTTTGTCATGAATTCTGCAAGCTTCTTTGTAAGAAATTTCGTAATCAAAGTTTCTGCCCATGCAGTTTTGGTAATGTAGTGATGTGCACATTTTAATCTTCCTGTTTTGTTATTATTGTTGGATTATATACAATATCCCCATCAAATCGAATCTCATAATAATGAACATTATTAAAAGTTTGTGGATGTTGGTCAGGGTCATTGTATGTATACTCATATTTTCCTTCGTTATTTGTTGTGATAGCTTTATTTTTTACTTGAGAATCTTCTCCACCATGTGTATTTATAATTGTAACATAAAGAGTTCTATGTGGTAATACAAATCCCAAATAACTTTTTAAATATCCAGATATTGTTTTTCCATCATTACTAATATCTTGTGTTAAATAAGGGTCCATAACTATATGAGCTACTTTATTTAATTTGTTAAAATTGTTTTCATTACTAAAAGGATTTAAGATTTTTGATTCTCCATTCCCATAATCATCATGGTTTTCTACATAATATAATGTATTATCTTCTTTTACATATACATATTCATCTTCATCGTAATATTTTGCAATAATTTTGCCTTTATCTATATCAGGAATATTATATCCTTGTGGACCAACATCTAAAATAATAATATCATTAAAATCACAATTTATTTTTAATATATTTTTATAAAAATTTAATTCATTATTTATATCTTGTTTTGTTATAAAATTATTTTCTATATATTCTTTTGTACAATAATTATCTAAATTAACATCTGCATCTGTAATAGTTAATTCATTAATATTTATATCATCTACATCTGTAATATGACCCATATCATCATATGCAATTTTTTTTAAACTTGGAGTAGTATTCGCTTGAACTCCACTTGTAGGATGAGAATATTTATCATGAGTATGATTATATGATGCAAATTTATTATCAGCTTGTGTTTGAGAATATGTTTCGCTTTTAGAATAAGTTTCTTCTTTAGGATAAAAGTATTCTTGCATTTTTTCTTTCATTTTTGTAAACAAATATACTGTCATTTCATCACCCTATAAAAACATCTGAGCCATTTGACAATGTTCAGAACAACCATTATATATACCATCTCCAGCATATGATATATCACAATATAAATTCGAAAGATTTCCAGTATTTTGTGATGTATCCATTATTTCTGATAAATCAAATGTTGTAAAAGAAAAAATTCCAGAATTATTTGTAGTAGCTATTTGGGTTTCATCATTTTCTCCTTCGTCATATATATGTGCTATAATGGTTTTTCCTGATATTGGGTTATCATCCATATCTGTTAATTCTCCGGATATTTCATCTGGATTTGTTGTTGCCGTTATATGGATAATTTGTGTATTTATTGGTTCTTCAATAATTTCTGATAAAATTTGATTTATTTCTTCTTTTGTGTAGAAGTATTCTTGCATTTTTTCTTTTAATTCTTGTAGCATATAAAGTGCCATTTTATCACTAGCTTATACTTTGTACATATTCGACGTATAAGTTTCCGTTTTCGTCTAATGTTAATTGTGGGGTTAATCCTTGTGGTCCTGTTTGTCCTGTTTGTCCTGTGGCTCCTGTTTGTCCGGTTGCTCCATTAGTTACTGTGAATGTGTCTGAGCCACCATTTGTGTAAGTTATAGTGTATGTATCTACTAATCCGTTAGATACTGGTCCCGTTATTGCTGATATTCCGTTTCCTGTATCTCCTTTAACTCCATCTTGTACAGTTATTTGTCCACCTACTGTATTGTTTGTTAAATTGACGTTGTAGGTTCTTGTTTGTCCGTTTCCTGCTGTTCCGGAGGTTGTTCCGGCTGTGATAGTTGATACTCCTACACCTTGAATACCTTGTGCACCTGATAGGTCAGTTAGGAATGTAAAACTTGATTCTCCTTTTACATAGAGTTTTGCGTTATCTTCATCTTCTGCTCCTTGTGCTGAAGCTATTAATACGAATTGTCCTTCGTCTACGTTTTCTGCGTCTGCATTCATTGCTGATACGCTTGCGTATGTTTGTGCGATTGAGAATCCTTCTCCATCGTCTCCTTTTGGACCTTGTATACCTTGAGCTCCTGTTGCTCCTGATAATACTTCAAAATAAGCTGGTGATTTACCTGCTTCTGTATATGTGATTTGATATGTGGTGGTTGTTACACCTGTACTGTTATTTGTGGAAGTGGAGAATTGTGTTATACTTGCTATTCCATTTCCGTCATCACCTTTTGGGCCTTTAATATTTCCTAATAATGTTGCTGTCATTTTTTTTCACCTATATTTCATGTATAAATCCCCATTGTCTTCAAGAAAGAAAGTAGGGAAGTAATAAGTTTGAACTACTTGATTTATTATTTCTTCGGCCAATGGATATATTACTTGGTCTATTTGGTCTGGTTTAATATATCTTTGGTCATGGTCGTGATTAATTAAGTTATTTTGTAAGCGATTAAAGTCATATTCGTCGACTACGATGACATTTTCGATTTCTTGGTTGTTGTCATCGTAAACTATTACTTTTACGCCTACTAAATCATCGGCATCTTGCCTATATAATTTTGTTTCTATTCGTGTCATTGTCTTTATTCTATTGTATTTAAATGTTTTCGAGTGAAGTATATGCATAAATGTTTCGCATTCTACAACCTGATTTAGCCCAGCAATACGGACCAATTGTAAGATATTCGTATTGAGGCATTGATGGCCAAGGTAATCTTCTTGTTTGTTCACATGTAGGTGTTTTTGTTGTTATTAATACTGCTCGTGGTCCTACTTTTTCTACAGTTATTTTAGTCCACTCAGTCAAACTATTATAAGCGCATGAATTATAAGCACCATCTTCAAGCTCTCTACCGTTGACTCCATGAACTGTAAAAGTTCCTTGGCTTCCAATAAATAATCTATTACTATCTTTTGATGTAATTCCTTTTTTTGTTATTTGACAACCACAACCTTTATCGCTATCAGTATTTCTAATTATTTCAAATTCTAGTTTCCAATAATCAGTATTTAACCAACCTTCAGTAAGATAACCGCTACAAAAATCCCAAAAATTATCTAATTGATTATCATGTATAACTGGAGTACAAGTCCATATGCTTGTTAATTGCTCTGTTCCATCTAATAGTGGATGATATGTATTTTTTAAAACTGGATTTATCAAAGGATAATAAGTAATTGTAGCATTTTTAATGTATGTAACATGATTATCAGTCCAATATGTAATACCAAGACAATGGTTAGCAATCGCTTCAAGATATACACTTTGTCGTGTAAATGCAATATACCCATCTATTTCTACTTCAATTGTATCATAACTTGTTTTTCTAAAAACAACATGTTTATATTCATTAAATAATATATATTCTGAATTTTCATCAACAAGATTTACAGCAAAAACCCTGCCACCACCATGATGACATATTATTTGACAACAACCATTATTATCTGTTTGTGCTATATATATATCAAATTTATCACGACTTGTATCTCCATTTTGCACAAGCCATATGCCTGAACCCTTTCCTGATATTTTTACATCACATTCAAAAGTCCACAGATAATTATTTGACCATGAAATTTCATCAATATATCCAGTATATCCTGTCATTACATTTTCGCCATCTTCTTCAATAAACCGTAATGCATTAGAATTAATATTACGATATGATTCTGTTCCATCCAATTTAAAATGATAAGTTTTTTGTGCATGATATTGTATTCCAAAATCTTTCTTAATTTCTTCATTATTTGGTTTCGTAAATTTTAATTTATACCATGTAGTTTCATCAACAATAACATCAAAACTCACTTCACCATTTTCATCAGTAGTATCACTATCAATAACTGTATCATTCAATAACAATTCAATTGTTTCACCTTCAACTGTATTATTCCAATTTTTCAATACAGCTGATATGGTAGCTTCTCCTTGCTCATTTGCTATTGTACCTACTTCATTTTCTATATCATATTTTGTATAAACAATTTCTACATCCGTAAAAGTTCCCGAAGTTGATACTCTATAATTTTTAATTGGCACATTTAATGACAAATTGAATGTTATTATTCCATGTAAATCTGTTTTGGCGAAATAATGTTCTGAAGTATCATTTAAATTATAAAGCAATACATCACGATTTAATAATGGTTCATCATTATTTGTTACCAAACCTGTAATAGTAAAATTACCATTATAAGTAGTGATATGTCTACTGTCTAATTCAATATTGATAACATCATGAACTACTAATTCACCTTCATGATATTCAACATAAAAATCACCATCATCTTCAACATAAAAAGTTGGTGGACGATATTCTTGTCTAGCAACAGTTGCAAATAATTCTTCAGCTATTTCACGAATACGTGTACTAACTGATTCAATACTGACATATCTTTCATCATGATTGTGATTAACTAAATTATTTTCTATTCTAATTAAATCTTCTGGCTGAACAACAATAATATTATTTATTGGTCTTTCTTGATTATCTATTACGACAACCCGAAGACCAATTAAATCATCAGCTGCTTGCTTGTATACTTCAGTTTCTATTCTAGTCATTTTCTTAAGCCAATTCAACTATATAAAATTTTAAATCTCTTCCATTTGTTGCTTTAACTATTGTACTAATAGAGCAAGTTTTTAAACCTTTAGTTGGGTCTGCGATTTTAATTTTACCATCTTTGGTTAATGCATATCCACATACATAGTGTCCATAATTTTTAGCATAACCTAAACATGTTGCTGGTTTAGTTTCTAAATGGATAATTAATGGTTTCTTTTTTGCTAAAGCTGCTTTAATGTTCGCTGCTGTTCTTTTTACCGGTGTTACTTTAAATCCTAATTTTTTTGCTCCGGATACTAATTGACTTGGACTGGTTCCTGCTTTTTTGTCTGTACCAAGTGCTGTTCTGCATTGTGCTTCTGATTTGTAGTTAAATAACATTTGACTACACATACTTAAGGAAGTAGGGCAGCAAGACATTGACCAGTCTTGGTAATCAATTACAAGTGGGTTTGAAGCTGTTCCGACTAATGTAACATAGTTTGGTTGTCTTCCTTTTTTTATTCTAAAAACGTTTTCTGCTTCAAATAATCCCATATATTGTTTCTTACTTAATTTCTTGCTTTTTTTAGTATCCATTTCGGTCATTGTAACACTAGCAGGATACTTATTATTCTTTTTCAAATAAGCTCTAATTGTTTTACTTGCTTTATTCATTTCTTCTTTACTGAATCTCATAATTATTCCTCTAGTAATTCAATAATTTTTAAATTTCTCCAACGTTGTAATGTTGCATTTCTATCTCTAACATTAAATGCTATTTGAATATAATCATCAAAATCGTAATTAGCTTCATATATGAAATAACCGTTAACATACACCTTCATAATCTTATTAATATATTTTATTTTAATCCATGAACCCGGTCCTAAACCCACATAATTATTAATACTTCTAAATTCAGTTGTACTTTGTGTTTCAGGATTATAATAAACCATTCTAACATTATTAGTACGATTAATATCAAATATTTCATTCTGATAGTATTCACCATCAGTATTACATACAGATACACAAGTAACATTATTACTAAAATCTTGCCAACTCATTTCCCAATTTTTATTTGTGTCAAGCACACATGGAATAAGAATTCTTTGTTGAGTTCCACTCTTCCATGTAGCAATTGTGTAATTTTTATCTGATGATAAAGTTACACCATTATCAACTTGGTATTGACTAAAATCAGTAATATTAACTCCGATGTCTTCAAATAATATATTCTCAGGTTCACTATAAATATTATCTACTTTTATTTCACGTACTTGTGATATATTATTATAAGTCCAAGATTGAACTCCTACACATAACTCTTCATAAATAGGTAAATTATCCCAAATTGTATATGTTTCTGGTTCATCTCCGATTTTAACACAAATTGTTTTTGAAGATATTCTTTTAATTTTTATTGGAGTCCATTCACTATCTGATATTACTCCACAACTTTCTCCTTCTCCACTATTTCTTTCAGATTTACTTAGTGTATCAACTCTACCTGATTTGTAAACAATAGCACAATCAAAATCATAATATCCTACTCCTTTATTGTAAATAGTAATTGCACAATCATTACCACTACATTTTCCTACACAATTAATTTCCCAGAATTTAGTATTTTTAAAACCTTCTGATATATATCCACGATGATTGTTTGTTTCTGCTTGAATAGAACCAAATAATGGTTTTATTATAGGTACATCATTTCCAGTTGAATTTAATAATGTATTATTATTTATTGTAAATTTTTTATTACTATTGGTATAAAATGATTCATATAAAGGTTCTTTAATATTAATGTTTTTTATACGCATTTTATTACGATTATTATTCCAATGGTCAATTCCAATACACCAATCTATATTTGCAAATTTACCTATAATATTATTACTGTATGTATATGCATCATTATCATTTACATTAAATTGTAAAGTTTTATCATCAATTTTAACGATATGAAAATGAGTAGGATTTTCAGAGTCAGTTGATATTGTTTGTCCTATACTAAAACTTGTACTTTTACTTGAGCCATTAGCATTCCAATATACATATACATTTCCATTAGGTTGAATTTGTATAATATTTTGACCCCTAACAGTCATTCCATTTTTAACTATAATAACTGAATTTCCTCCGTTATCAACAGTATAACAATCAAAATCCAATTCCCAATTTGATAAATTACTCCATTGTGAAATAATATATCCAGTTCCACCTCCAATTAATTCATTGTTTTCAATAATAACATCTGGAGATTGTATATTTTGTATTTCTTCATTTCCATTTAATAATATATTTATTTCATTAATTTTGCGAACCAATACATCTTTTTTAGTGTCAGTAACTTCTAAAGTAAGTGTTACTGTTTCATTATTATCTAAAATGATATTAAAACTTCCATCAGACAAACTCATTCCAGCTTTAATAACAATTTGTCCTTGATATACTTTAATCAATTTTCCTTCAATAGGTATATCATTCTTGGTTATTATTCCATTTAAAACTGCTGTTTGTCCTTCTGTAATATTAACAACACTTGGAATATTAATATCATAAGTACCTATTTTATCTGGAGTTTCTATATAAGTTCCCGGAATTGTACTAAGTGCTACTGTTTGATTTGAAGAATTTACAAATTCATATAATCCATCAATAAAAGTAAAACCATTTCCGGTGTCTAACATTACATTTTTTAATCTTAATGTAACATTTGGAGCGATATTATAACATGTTAATTTTATATCTTGATAATTATGTTTATGATATCCATATAAATTTGCACTTCTATTAATTGTGTTTTTATTATATTCTCCTGCCATTAAACACAATAAATCTTCAGGTTGGGATATAGTAAATAATGTATCAATATCTTGTACTGCTGTAGTAGGATATACTCCATTATTTGTATTGTCTCCTATTCTAGAACTTGCATAATAATCATAAATATCTCCTCTAATAATATAGTTAATAGTAACAGATGCATCTTCATATTCACCTTCTCCTTTATAATAAATAACCACTGTATAATGGTCATCTACAACTTGAGGAGCAATAGTTATATTTTGATGTAATCCATATATTTCATTATTATATATATAATATCCTTCATTAACTATGTTATTTCGTGAATCTAATGTTAATAAAGATAATTCAATAGATTCTCCAATATCAATACTATTATATTCTTTGTCATATATAATTCGAGTAATTCCAAGTCTATATATTTCTTTTGATACAACAAAAGGATTATAATATTCTCCTCCACTATATGATGCGTAAATTGTATGTGGTCCCTCTGGTAAATCTTCAAATTTAATATCAGTATAAATATGATATTGTGAGTCTTGAGCATTAATAATTTTTGTAGTTAAAATATTACTTGGGTCATCACAATAAAACACAATTGTTATATCTTCGTTAATTTTATCTTGTCCAGTAAAACCAAAACCTAAACAATTTAGCATTGTTGGTTCTTCATTGGATTGTATATTTTCTTTAAATTTAAAATCTTGTATTTTTAGATTATTTCCAGTTATTGTATAATTAAAAACAACTGTCTCTTCGTAATCTGTTATTGCTATACTATAATCACCAGTGCTTTCAAAATTATGAGTAAATAAGAAATCTTCATCATCACTATCTAATGAATAATTAGTAGTATTTCCATTATGTGTTATTGCAACATCAATATGATTAACATTCCATTTATAACAAGCAATATCCATATCATTTATACCTAATTCAACTTCATTAAGAATTTCATATCCTTCGTCATAAATAATTTCTTCTGTTTCTTCTCCGGTTTCTTCATCTATTTCTGTAATAATATCTTCGATAGATAATAACTGAAATTCTTCTGTTTGTTCATATCCATTAATATTAATCCAAAACTTATTAATACCTTTAAAATCCGGATTTTGAGATACATCTGCAATAATTATTAAATTATCATTTTCATCAATTTGCCATTGATATTCTAATTCTTGGGTATACTCAAATATTTTAATATAATCTGTAATATTATTTATATCAAAATCTTCTTTATCATAAATTTTTATATAAAATTCCTGTCTATCATATATTTTTTCAGAATAATATGAATATGGAACAGCAATTTCATAAATTAATTCATATTCCTCTTGTGTTGTATAATTTTCCATACGAAGCAAATATAATCCAATCTGTTTGTATTCATCTGGAATTATAATATAATTATTTTCATCAATTTCGAGTGGATAATATAAATCATCATCTTCTATAATAGAAATTTCGTCTGTGTCATAATTATAATATATCCTTTGAATTCGTATCATTGTAGTTCTGATATTAGGATTATTTAAAAGTTGAATACATGGTCCATCAGCTGCGTAAATATAATCATTTTCTATTCGAATATTTGGTAATATATTAATAATATCAATATTTGATATCATAAATTCAGGAATTTCCCAATCTAAAAAATATTCTGATGCTAATAAATTATTATTGTATTGTATTGTTATATTACTATTATTAATAATTGATGATGTATTTATTAAAACATCATCTTCATCATTTTTAAATATAATATTAGAATTTTTGTTATCAAAATATGTAGTTGGTTCTCCACTGATTTCATCATAAAAATTAATTACAAAAGTGTATGATTGTTTACTTGTATAATCATATGTTGGTGTAACTTGATAATAAGAATGCCAAACATTAATATAGTATTCAATTAAATTTTCATTAAAAATATAATATTGATTTTGTTGTGGTTCAACTGATACTTTAATTGGATTATTGTTATTTTCGCTATTATATTTTAACAATTTAAAATTATAATTTTCAAATGAATTTGTTTCATCTTCTCGAATAGGGTCATTATCATATATTTTAATATTTATTGGTAAATATATATTATCTCCATTTATGTCATATGTAGAAGTATATATACTCCAAACATCATCAATATATCCTTTGATTATATTTTCTTGATTAATATATTCTCTTTCTATTGTATTATTTAACGAAGAAGTTAAAGTTATTGGCATTGGTTGTGTTTGTAGTGTAAATGATACTATATTACTTTTTTTATGATTTTTATCTCCATTATATTGAAATGAAAATGTATGTTCTTCTAAATCATTTATTATTACTATATATTCATCTGTATTG